CAGATTCTTCTTCTCCAGATTCTTCTTCTTCTTCTCCAGATTCTTCTTCTTCAACTTTATCAGATTCTTCTTCCTCGACATCGTCAGATTCTTTTTCAGATGCATTCTTGTATCTGTATGTAACCTTGTGTCCTTTTTCAAATGGAATAATACCGACAATAATAAATTTAGAATCTAAATCTACCGGATTCGCATCTGTTGCGATTTTATAATATAGTTTATTGTCAGATTCTTCTTCAGCTTCGTCAGCTTCTTCGATTGTTTGTTCTTTTTCAACTACAGGTTCAACAACTTTTTCAATCACGGGTTCGACAACTTTTTCAATCACGGGTTCAACAACTTTTTCAATCACGGGTTCAACAACTTTTTCAATCACAGGTTTAACCACGGGTTCAACCACAGGTTCAATAACTTTTTCAACCTTATAAAATGGAGGACTATCGGATACACGCGTTGTTGTTGGTTGTTGGTATACTTTTTGTTGAATAAGAAGATTGGACAAAATACTATTTTCCTTTTTTAAATCGGCAATTTCCTTCTGCAGTTCCTTAAAAACAGGAGAAGCCAAAAGATATTGATAATTTTCTAAAAGAAATTGAATAGATGTAGATGAATTTGACATATGATAGGTTACATGAAATTAGGTGTAATATTTATATCAATTTTTTTTGACCTATTATTATATATGCCAAAAACGAAAAAAACAAAAAAAACGAAAACAAAAAAAATAACCGTTATTGGTCAAGGCACATTTGGCTGTGTGCACAAGCCGTCCCTATTATGCGAAAATACTTCTATATCTGAACCCAATACGGTATCAAAAATATTATTAGATGATGACGCACATATTGAACAAAAAGAGTATACGAATATAGCAAAGATAGACCCCAAAAAATACACTTATTTAGGTAATCCAACTACATGTAAAGTTCGAAAAACACGTAAAAATATAGATGCCATTAAAAAATGTAAAAATGGAGACGATATGGCAAAACAACTCTCTCACTATTCTCTTTTAATAATGCCCGATGGTGGGGATAATTTGGCAACATGGGCGGATAAACAAAGTCAATCCACCAAAGAAATACAACTATTTTGGAAAAATGCCATAATCATATTGGAATCGATTCAGTTGTATTTATCAAAAGGCTATATTCACCACGATTTAAAACCACAAAATATAGTTATTTCAAACAAAAATGTTATTCGAATCATTGATTTCGGTAAAATGCGAACGGAAAAAGATGTTATGGGACGAATTGGCAAAGGTTCTGTAAAATCGCATTGGTCATATCCGGTAGAATTTCCGTTTTTAACCGAAGACGGGTATGACTATATAAAAACCCATACTATTCTTGGTATAGATGAATTGAACACGAAATTTAGTAAATTTAAAACGAATTATCAAGGAGCACAGAAATACATTTGCGACGATGATTCCGAATTAAAAAACAAAATGTGGAATGCTGTTATCTCTCTAACTAAACAAATACATGATGGAGTATTGCCACGGGATGAACTTATTAAAAAGACAATTCAAACCATTGATATATACGGAGCTGGAATATCATATTTGTATGTTTTATATATAGTTCGTAATAAGATGCCGAATGCCGTAGTGAATGAATTTTCTTCATTATTTTATGATATGGTAACGCCAAATGTTATCGACCGAATTAATATTGAACAGGCATTAAAGAGATACCGAATGATTTTACAGATATATAACGTTAAATAATTTCGCCCGTTATTAAAATTGTTCCATGAGTGATTTAAAAGTAAAGACAATTAGCATTAATCCAGAATTATTTAAAGTTTCAAAAAATACACAAAAACAAAAACCGACGAAAATGCTTCGCCCTGCTATAAATAAAACAACGCATAATAGACACAACCGTAATATATTACGGGCAATTCGAGATGAACAAGAGAAAATATATAAGGATTCAACTACCTTACCCAAAAGAACAACCAATTCTGAATCGGCGGAAACCTTATTTAGAACTGAATTTCAAGAATCTCTTGACCACTTGTCCAAATTAACCGTAGCGTCCGCACCTTCTCACAATAAAACATTAAAACAACATCCACTCATTCATGTGCAACAACCACAACAACAACCACAACTACAACCACTACCAATAAAACAATCGTATATACATCCTCCGCCTCCCACATATGGATGTTTAAAAACTGGAGGGCGATTGCCAACATACAAAACATGGAAAAATCAAACCCAGCGAAATAATCAACCACAACTACTACAACAACCACAACCACAACTACTACAACAACCACACCCACAACAACCACAACAACAACAACCACAACTTTTAAAAACACAAGAATTAATAACGTCCGAGAAACATATTCAACACAACCAACGACAACTCGATAAAAAAAGAAAAACTCCTATACAAAAACAAAAGAAAACAATTCGTCGTAAATTTCAGGTAGGAAAATCAAAAACGTCTCCCAAAATAAGTGTTCTTGTATCAAATAAAACTATACGAAATAATACAATGGATAAAAAACACGCAACTACCCAAGTATCAATTCAAGATATACGGTCATATTTAATAAAGCACGGGATGATAAAAGTAGGTTCAACTGCGCCAAATGATGTATTGCGAAAAATGTATGAATCTATGACACTTATGTGTGGCGAAGTTCAAAATCATAATCCAGAAACATTATTGTATAACTATATGAACACAAATACATAATGAAGAAGAAAATTGAATACGAATTTTCAGTATTTGAATGAAACATTTATGTCAAAAACCGTAAAAGAAAATAAATCTTCATCCTCGTCTTCTTCAAATAAAACCAGAAAAAACAAGACATCTTTGTCTTCTTCCGAAAAGGCAGCATTGTGGGCGAGTTTTGACCAAGAACACGCCGTTGTTCGAATCGACGAAAAACCCATTGCAATTGAAGAACAGTGTCTTTGTTACAAATGCGATACTCCTCTTATTATCATGGAAGAAGGATTTCCGACATGTTCCAATCCTCAATGTGCTATTATTTATAAAAATGAGCTTGATTATTCACCCGAATGGAAATTCTTTGGAGGAGATGATAAAAATAGTGTCGATATGACCCGATGTGGTGCGGCTATAAATCCGCTGTTAATAGAATCGTCCTTTGGATGTAAAATACCCATTCATCAAAAATCATCGTATGAAATGCGAAAAATACATAAATGGGTGGAGTGGCAAAGTATGCCTCATAAAGAAAAAGCGCTATACGATGAGTTTCAACACATTACTATTATGGCAACAAACGCCGGAATACCGCGTATTTTCATCGATTATGCCATGTTTGTGCATAAATATATTTCTGAACAAAAAATGTTTCGCGGATTAAATCGTCATGGTATTATTTCGGCGTCTATTTATGTGTCATGTAGATACAACGAATGCCCCCGAACCGCCTATGAAATCGCCGAAATATTTCATTTAGATAAAGCAAGTGCAACGGCGGGTTGTTCTATGGCGGTTCAAATTTTACATAATATTGAGAGAAATTTAGATCCGTCCGAACAAACAGAACTTTGTAAAACAACGCCAAGTTCGTTTGTAGAACGGTTCGCGAGTCGGCTACAAGTTCCGCCGAAATTGATTATGCTGTCGAAATTTATTGCGGATAAGGTTGAAAAACAAAATATTATTGACGACAATACGCCCCATTCAATTGCTTCCGGAATTATTTATTTTATTTCGGAGAACTGTCATTTACAGATTACCAAACAACAGATTGAAATTATTTCTGGAGTGAGTGGGGTAACCATCGGAAAATGTCATAAAAAACTTCAATTATTGGTTGATAAATTAATACCATTGGTTATTTTGGCGGAATATTCGAATAAAAAATAAAAGTTTATTGTAAATGGAATACAAATTAGAACAAGAACAACATGATGTAAAAAAAACCGAATTTTGGGGAGATGACCCCAATGTATTGTTTCAAGAATTATCTTTTTTTCCTACTGAACATATGAACATGACGGAAAAATTAAATGCGACAACTCGGTTAATTATTGTATTTTCATTTGTTATCTGGTTTTTTACACATCGATTTTTTGTTTTACTGACATTAACTTTATGTTTAGTTGCAATTTATTTGTTTCATCTTTTTCATATAAATAAACATGTTAAAGACGGATTTAGCACGAACGATATTGAAGAATATATTGATAGTAGTGGAAATCATATTGTTTCGGATGTTTTAAGAGAAAATGGAATTAAAGTATCGGCAAATATATTCGATAAACCTTCCTCTACAAATCCTTTTTCAAATGTCATGATTCCTGATTATGAATACAATGTAAATAAAAAACCGGCTCCTCCGGCATATACACAAAAAGTGGGAGATGATATTTTATCACAAGCCAAACAATTGGTGAAAGATTTGAATCCCGGACAGCCGGATATTGCGGATAAATTATTTACACATATGGGGGATGAATTTTTATTTGAACAATCGTTACGTAATTATAATTCAACTGCTGGCTCTACTATTCCGAACGACCAGACGGCATTTTCACAATTTTTATACGGAGATATGGTATCTAGCAAAGAGGGAAATCTATTTGCACAAGTCCGTCAAAAATCAAACTATAATTTGTATTAAACACCTCTGTCTTATTCCAAGATAAAAAAGGTAATATAATATAATGAGAGCCATTTTACGAAAAAACAAATTAAATATAGCGATTTTTCTTTTTATAGGTATGTTTATTCTTATTCATTTATATAAACCCTCTCTATTTTATTTGCCAGATGGTTCATTTCGACAATTTGGAGTTGGCTATAAACATAAAACCGTATTTCCCATATGGATTGGTGCTATTATTTTAGCAATTTTAACATATGTTGGTGTATCTTATTACATAATGTATCTTTGAATACATAATAGAGTAAAAATTCATACGGACTGTTGTAAAAAATATATTCAACTACTACTGTAATATGGTATTAGTTGAACCACATATTCAACAACAATTGATATATTCTCTTTCAAATGTGCACGAGTATAGAATGAATATATATCGAATTATATGGAATAGTTTTTTTACATTCACGATGATTTTTATCGTGGGGCTTATTTTATATTTTCGATACAAAGGAAAACCCACGGAAGAAGAATTATATAGAAAAATGATGCGCGAACAAGAATATGTTCTCTCTCAAATTCGGGCGTATAAAGGTCAGTTACAACATTCTTCCATCATAACGGGTTTGCCGATTGTTGGACAGGAATAGACGAAGAAGAAGAAGAAGAAGACGAAGAAGAAAAAGAAAAAGATGATAATACACTATGCGCAATTTGTTCCAATAAGCCAGAGTTCATTAATAAAATAATCGCCGACCCGAAAATAACATTTTTATCGTTGTATTTTAGAGAGGTAGATTGTGTATTAAAAGGTATAAATCGTATAAATAAAAACAATCCTATAATAGTTTGAACCACATTACTAAAAGTATGAATATAACTTTTATTTAGAGAGAATACACCAAAAAAGGCTATAAAATAAATAATATATACGATAAAAATAAACCACCCATAATGACGAGAAAATAGGTCAAGATAAAAATCAAACATTTGTTTTACTACTATAATATAGATAGAATGTTTTTTGGCGGAGATAAAGAAAAAAAAGAACGTTGTCCAAAAGGAAGTATCCGAAATAAAAAAACGGGAGATTGTGATAAAAAAAAAGAGATACCAAAAGAACGCATTATTCATGAAGAAACCAAAGAAAATCGACGAGAGGAACGACGAGAAGAAGAAAAACGAAATGAAGAAAATCGACAGGAGGAAGAGGAAGAAAAAGAAAAAGAGGACCAACAAATCAAAGAAACATCTTACGAAAATGCTCTCCAAAAATATTTTGCATTAAAAAGCAATTATGAAAATAAAATTCGGGTGTTGGCAAAAGAAAATATGGATAAAACAAAATCAACCGCAAAACGTCCTCGCTGTATTAATTGTGGAACATACGGTGGAACTATTTTTGCACAAAAAAATCGTAAATATACGGCAGTTTGTAACGCATCTCCCCCCTGCGGTCTTCATATCGATATTTATCGTGGATATTTTACAAATATCGAAAATACGGTGTATGAGTTACGTGATATTATTGAAACATCAAAAGAATGCATTATATCTTTGAAAAATGATGAAATATATAAATACAAAAGTCCGATTGACTGTATTCGTGAATTTAAATACGAAGGAAGCCATTACGAGACGGCAGAACGAATGTATCAAGATTTAACTCATAAAATGACGAATTTACACGATAATATTGAGAAAAAAGAGAAAATCGATGAGTTGCGACAAAAGATACATGACACGATTGTTGAATTGTATTCTCTCGAACAAGATTACCGAAAAACCGATATAAATCAGGGCGATATTGTGAAAACCATGGTTGAAAAACAGACACAAGAATTGTTTCCAATTATGGCAAAATTACATGAGCTTCAATGGGAGGTAAATCAAGTAGATGTCGGAGAGTCGTTACATACCGTTGAATATAAAAAAAACGGAATCATGGTGTCTGAAAAACGGGGGGTTATCATGAGCAATCTCATTCAACAAAAAGTCTCTCCCTATAAAGACGATTTAAATATTAGAGAGGAGCCACGTGTAAATGTTTGGGATACGTAAGTGTATGATACGTAAGTGTATGATACGTAAGTGTATGATACGTAAGTGTATGATTCTATATAGGAAATTGTGGTTTGTTTGATAATATTTATATATATTTTCGTCATTATGCGTCTCTCAAAGAAGGGGCAAGCCCCTTTTTGAGAGACACGACCTACGATAATATCTTTAATATTTATATACATAAATGACCGATTCGTGTTATATTTGTTTATGTGTATTTAATAATGAAATCGGACTACCTCGTGTTTTAAGAAATATCGATATTTTACGAGAGTCAAACATATTTCAAAAAATAACGGTTTTAGTGTTTTATGATACATCACAAGATGCATCTCTCCAAATTCTTCAACAATATCAAACCACCATACTGTCCCAACTTGACCCCATGTTTTATATGGAAATACATAACGAATTACGTCCGTTGCGTAATGTTCGCACCGAGAGAATTGCCCGAGCGAGAAACGGATTGATACATATGATACGCCGTCAATCTCAACAACCAAATTATTTTATAATGATGGATTCAAATGACTACAGTTGTGTAGGAACAATCAAGCCAGAGACGATTCGCGCAGTTATTCAGCGTCAACATGAATGGGATAGTATTTCGTTTGACAGAGAGGACGGATATTACGACCATTGGGCGCTATCGTATAATCCTTTTATATATAGTTTTTTTCATTTTTCAGATTATGAAAAGGCGGTAATGGTATTACGCGCCGATTTTGAAAAATTAATGGCGCGTTGGAAAGAAACATCTCCCAATGAATTTATTCCGGTGTATTCGGCGTTCAATGGATTCGCTATTTATAAGACGCATATTTTTTTAGATTGTACCTATTCGGGGAAAATAGATATGGCATTATTTTCGGGGAACGCTATTCGAGAGCAAATGCGACGAATCGGTGGTTCAATAAAAAATGTATTTACCGGAGATTGCGAACACAGACACTTTCATTTGGAGGCAATTAAAAAAAATCATGCGCGAATTCGTATATCGCAATTAACGGCATTTGAACCCACCAACGCGAAGAAATCTATCCCTTAAATATCGGTTCCAAATATTCAGAAATGTTATATAATATATCTTCCGGCAACGCAGAACTTTCCAAACAAACAAATACTTTTGTCTGAACGATTTTTGTAAATTGCCTGTATTTATCACAAATACATTTTCGTAATAAATCGTCATGAATATACAAGCCCATATTGTCTCGTATAGATTTCTCGGATTTTGTTAGATGAATAATTTTACAGGCAACTTCGTATTCGTTCGAATGAATCGCCTGAGATAACGGCACACATTTATATTTTTTAGCATACAATTCTTCATCGGTCCGATAAAATCGAAGAAGAGCCAATGCTTTTTGTGTATTGTTACTTAAAATCGCAAAATGAAGTGCCCGACTACGAACGACGATAGAAGCCATATCTATAGGAGTTTTTTGAAGAATTGTATAAAATATTGTATCCAATCCTTTGGCATTTTTCGCTTTTGCGCACGTATCAATCACAAAACTGCCATACCCCGATGGAATATATATGTTTTCTATGTTTTGGGTTTTATCTAATATTAGTTTGGCAACAGTTATAAACCGCAATCGACATGCAATTGCGAGTGGTGTAATTCCAAACTTATCGCGCTCATACAATTTAGATTCTGGCATATTTGTTAAATATGAAATAATTAATTTATTATATATTTTCCTTTGTACGTGTTTTTGGTATTTGCTTATATCGCTTTTAAATATAATATCGGTAATTCTCCCAAATAAATACAAAACTGGATTTGTGGATTGGTTTGCAATGGAGAGACAACGACGGAGCGAATTGGATAGGGGGGTGTTTTGTTTTTGTTTTTGTTCGTTTTGTTTTTGTTTGAATTCTTCTTGTTCGAATTCTTCTTCTAGTATCATTAAATTTTCTTCGTCTTCTTCACTATCGGTATCATACATTTTTATAATTATCATGCAAAAAGAATAGAATTATATTTCAATTTTAACTGGGACCTCTCCTTAACCTATTTTTTAAATTAATAGGGCTCGTGCACACCAATAACATAAAGATTATATGTCTAGTTAGATAAATGACGGAGACAAGTATCTATTATGAATATTTTCAGGTTGAAAAAGAAAATAAAATAAAATATGGTAAAAACACTATTTTATTGTATCAGGTAGGTGCATTTTTCGAAATATATGGTCTTAAACATACTGAACAATTTATCCCAGAATATGACACGATTGAGCAAGCGTGTCATATGGGAGACTTGGCATTTACAATGAAACAAAAGGTATCTTTCACATTGGATGGAGTTGTGTGTCAAATATACATGGCTGGATTTCGCGACACACAACTGGATAAATATTTGGATAAATTCACAAAACAGGGATATACTATCGTTGTATACGTTCAAGAGGATGAACTTGGACAAGGACAAGGACAAGGACGACGACGTAATCGTATATTTCAAGGCGTTTTCACACCAAGCACATATATTTCATCGGACGCAACGCCAACCTCAACAGAAACAAACAATATAATGTGTATTTGGATAGAATCTTCGGCGAAAAATATTGTAGTCGGTATTTCCACTATCAATATCATAACAGGTAAAACATGTATGATGGAATTTATGGCAAAAACCAATACGGAAATGTTGACGTATATTGAAACGGCTATATATATGTATCAACCATGTGAAATTTTATTTTTATCTGAACAAGAACAAAAACAAAAGGAGTTTATATCACCGACTATTCGAACCCACTGGATTGCGATTTTAACCGATAAAAAAGCGCGTAATTGCGAAAAACAAACATATATTATTGCCATTATTGAAAAACAATTTGGACATGATGCTTTTTATACGTGTTCCATTCATTTCGACCAAAATATTGTGGCGACACAATCCTTTTGTTATCTCTTGGATTTTTTACAGGAACACAATCCCGATTTTATTCGTAAAATTCAATGTCCCGTATTTGTGAATCATACAAATCATGTTTTTCTGGCAAATCATACATTGAAACAGTTAAATATTATACAAACCGACCCAACTGACCAAAAAAGCAGTGTTGTGTCCTTATTAAATCAATGTTCAACTATTATTGGAAAACGCCGGTTTCGGCATCAATTACTGCATCCTTCATGGGATGAAACGTGGTTACAAAAGGAATACACAATGGTTCGCACATGTATGCAAGAACCCGTAATGATTGAGTCTCTTCGTTTTTTATTGTCGTCGCATATTCGCGATATAGAACGGTGGGTTCGCCAGATTGTTTCAAAAACATTAGCTCCTGCATCTATTTTCGGGATTTATAAGGCACTTGACCAAATATTACAGATAGATATTTGTTTGGAAGAGCATCCGACTATCACAGAATATATGGGTTTTACGGATGAAATGCGAACACATATTAAACAAATGTGTTCTTTTTTATCGGCGAGAATTGACCTCTCTATATGTTCCAAATTCAGAACTACAAATACGTGGATTATAGAAACAAATGATCCAGCTACGGATATTCCTATAATGAATATACTTTTATTAGATACACACATACAAAAAAAGAATATGCCAACAACATCAATAAATAAAACATCAATAAATAAACCAACAACATCAATAAATAAAACACAAGCATATCATTCGTTAGTAGCGGAATATAGAGAGGCACATGCAACATTTATACATATTTATGATTCTATTTCAAGAGAATTTCCGGAAACCACAAACAAACCGATTAAAATACATATTACTGAAAAATCCGGAATCTCTCTACAATGCACAAAAACAAGAGCCAAGTGGCATAAATTAAATGTGCCACACAGCAAATATTCATTTCGCTCAACTTCCACTTCGATGGACGAAGTTGTATTTCCCAAATTGGATGAACTATGTCAAAAAATATCTGGCATGCGAGACGACCTTTCCGGAATTACCAAAGGAGCTTATCATGAATTTTTAACGGATTGGGAAGAACATTTATTCGTATTGGAATATGCGGTAGAATATATTGGGAAATTAGATGTATTATTATGTAGAGCTCATATTGCATTAAAAAACAATTATTGTTGTCCTACTATATTATCATCCAATGGTTCATATGTAAAAGTAAAACAGTTACGACATGTATTAATTGAACCGCTTTTAATTCATGAATTATACGTGCCAAATGATATTGATTTGAGCGATAATATAGCAAAAAAAACGGATGAAAAAGGAGGACCCGGAATTCTTTTATTCGGCACAAATTCGTCTGGAAAAAGTTCATTTATGAAATCTCTCGGAATTGCCATTATACTTGCCCAAGCCGGCATGTTTGTCCCATGTTCAGAATTTGTATTTTCTCCCTATAAATCTATTTTTTCTCGCATTGTTTCGTCGGATGATCTTCATAAAGGATTATCCACCTTTGTATATGAAATGGTTGAATTAAATGTTATTTTAAAAATGGCGGATAAATACAGTCTTGTGCTTGGAGATGAATTATGTTCGGGAACAGAAACGGACTCGGCTGTATCCATTTTCATGTCGGCATTGGAGACACTTGTTCAAAGCAATGCATCTTTTTTATTTGCCACACATTTCCATGAAATATGTAAATACGATGAATTAAAGGCGTTTATAGAATCGGGTAAAATACGATTAAAACATTTGGAAGTATATTATAATCCGGAACATGATGCATTGGTATATGACAGAATATTAAAAGATGGTAGCGGACAAACACTTTATGGTCTGGAAGTGTGTCGTTCCTTACACATGCCCGATTCTTTTTTAAATAGAGCCTATCAACTACGAACCAAATACAATCCGTCCGTGGCGGGAATATTGGAGAGAAAACCTTCGGCATATACATCTTCTATATTACAAGGAGGATTATGTGAAGTATGTGGAAAAGAATTGGGTGAAGAAATGCATCATTTAGTTCATCAACAAGACGCAGATATCCGTGGATTTTTACCGAACGGACAACATAAAAATCGTCCCGGCAATTTATCGTCTGTATGTCGAACGTGTCATGATAAAATACATGTATCAAGTAAGAACACAACAACCATTATATCTCGTAAAAAAACAACCAAGGGATATAGAATACTTGGCTTATAAAAAAGCATATAAATATATGTCGTCTATTATATTAATACTATATGTCGTCTGCACCTTATCCGTGTTTAAATGAATGCGAAATGTCACAATTAATGCGACATTTCCCACATGTAGAGCCATCATATGAAAATCAAGGAATTCTTCCTGAGCCAAATTCTCTTTATCATATTAAAGTACAGATACCTTATGGTAAAAAATATTATATTTGGTTTACCTTTTACGAAGATACCGATATGTGTTTTGTAATGGAATTAAACAGAGAGAGAAAAGTGATAAAAATAATCTGTCGTCCAGATATTATGCAAGAATTATCTCGTTCATGGAAAGGACAAGACCTTGCATTAGGCACTGTTTTTTATGTAACGGATTATAATGAAACATATATATTAGAAGATGTGTATACATACAAAGGTATTTTTCTTTGTAAAATTCCTTTGTCTCAAAAATTAGGTTGTATGTATGAGTTTTTAACGTTATGTGCAAATAAAGCACCTTTTTATTTGCCACATATTGAATATATTGGAATACAAATAACACACGATAAAACAAATCCGGATAATAAACCGAAAAAAATACCATATCAAGTGCATCATGTGCAATATCGTTCATTAACACACATGTTACCTTTTTTAAATGAAATAAAACGAACTATGTTAATCACAACCGCCAGTGCCCCTCCACCCGTTGTAAAACAACGGGCTGGTATACAACATTTTTCTCCAAATTTGAAAAAGCCCCAGTATTTTGCAAAAACCATATTTCACGTGGAGGCAGATATTCGATTTGATGTATATCATTTGTTTGCCTATTCCGATACTTCAACTTCTATTTGTATTGGGTTGGCGTATATTAAAAATTATAATGTAAGCGTATTTATGAATTCTATTTTTCGAAAAATACGAGAGAATACAAATTTGGATTATATTGAAGAATCCGATTCGGAAGACGATAGTAGGGACACACGAAAAGATAAGTATATGAATGCGTCTCGTAAAACGGCACTTATGGAGTGTGAATTTAATCATAAAATGAGATATTGGGAACCGATTCGGGTTGTTTATAACAGACATATTATACATATTCGTAATCTGTAGTTGTTTCTCGTAGATAAAATTGATGAAAACAAATCATATAAAAATATACAAATAATAATTTATAATGCCAATTAAACAATCCAAAATTACATCTTCTCGTCGCCGAATTATCACCAGTGATAGTAGCAGTAGTGAAGAAGACAATGATTCAAATTACACTTCCATTGATGAAGATGAAAGTTCTTTGTCGGATGAAGATAGCAGTTCAGATTCAGATGATAGTTCAGATGTAGAAGAAGCAGAAGCCGAAGCAGAAGCAAAACATTCAAATAGTAAAAAAACAAAAACAACTGGACAAAAATCACAAAAGGTAAAGGCAAAGGCAAAGGAACAAATTCTATCAGAGGAGGAAGGGAAAAAAGCCAAAGATAAAAAGGGAAAACATGCAACAGATAAAAAGGAAAAAGGGAAAATAGTCAAGGACAAAAAGGAAAAAAACGCCAAAAAACCGCACAAGAAGAAATGTGAATCATCGGACGAAGATGATGACGAAGATTACGAAGAAGATGAATCAGAAGAAGATGTGGAAAATAAGGTAAGTATATTTCTAATCGGTGGTGGAGAAGAAAACGACGATTATAACAGCGAATACGAAGACACGGACGACGATGATGAAAAATCGGTTCATTCAAGTGAAGATGAACGCGTGTTTATGAAAGAAAATTATCAGAATGTGCCAATTGTATTATCAAAAAAATCAACCCCGAAAAAAGAAAAGGACACTATACAAAAAGAAAAGGACGCTATACAAAAAGAAAAGGACGACACGCATATTTCATTTGAACAAGAATATCTGGAATTATTAGATTTACGACGGGATTTTACAAGCCAATTGGAAAAAAAACCAAATAACAAAATTATTTTACGCGCCATTAAAAATTGCAATAACGATATTAAAGATTTGGTTCATCGTGGACGTAAAGGAAATACAAAAGCCTATTATAAACTTATTCATCAAGATACGAAACGAATTCGCGAAATCGATTATTTTGAGACAAAACTGTCAAATAAAGAACAGCAAAAAATCGTTGAAGATTTAAAACATATCAATTCAACTATTTGTATCGATAAACCGTATCGTTTGGCATTATTAGAATCGGATATTCCGTCAAAACATAAGGTCATTGCGCTTCAAAAATTAAATTCGTTACATATGATGGAACCGGGTGATAGTGAATATTTTAAATTACGTGGATGGGTAGATGCATTTATGAATATTCCGTTTGGAATTTACCGAAATTTACCCGTAAAATTAGATGATGGGGTAGATAAGTGTCACGAATTTATGGAAAATGCGAATAAAATGTTAAATATGTGCACGTATGGCATGGATGAAGCCAAAATGCAAATTATTCAATTGTTGGGAAATTTAATTACAAATCCAGATGTAATTGGAAATGCAATTGCATTAAAAGGACCGCCGGGTTCTGGCAAAACATCGCTCGTCAAATATGGCATCAGTAAAATTCTTGGCAGAGAATTTGTATTTATTCCTTTGGGAGGGTGTTCGGATGCGAGTTATTTGGAGGGGCATTCATATACATACGAAGGAAGTATGTATGGTAAAATAATACAGTCTATTATTCAATGTAAATCAATGAATCCCATCTTCTTCTTTGACGAATTGGATAAAGTAAGTGACACGCCGAAAGGACAAGAAATTATTGGAATTTTAACACATCTTACGGATGCAACTCAAAATGACCAATATCATGATAAATATTTTTCGGAAGTGGATTTTGATTTAAGCAAGTGTTTGTTCATATTTAGTTATAACGACGAGTCACTGGTGAATCCGATTTTGAGAGACCGTATGTATAAAATCTTCACAAAGGGGTATAATACAAAAGAAAAGGTTATTATTGCCAACGATTATCTTCTCCCAAAAATTCGTGAGCAAATTCATTTTAATAAGGAGGATATTATTATTCCGACAAATGTAATGGAATATATTATTACGAATGATGCGTTTACTCAAAAGGAAGAGGGTGTGCGAAATTTAAAACGGTGTTTGGAAATTATTCATACCAAATTAAATTTGTTTCGACTTGTAAAATCCGACTCAAAACCATTCTTTGCAAAAGATATTGCATTAACGGTTACATTTCCATATACTCTTAGCAAGGCAGATATAGATGTTCTTATCAAGATTGATGACGCGAATAGATTGCAAGACATTGTGAAAAGTATGTATGTTTAATCGGACAAGTTAATCGGACAAGAGTTAATCGGACAAGAGTTAATCGGACAAGAGTTAATCGGACAAGAGTTAATCGGACAAGAGTTAATCGGACAAGAGTTAATCGGACAAGAGTTAATCGAACAAGTTAATCGGACAATAAAAAATTGATAATAAAAAAATAATAAAAACAAAACATATAAAATAAATTCATTCATGTTTCAACCAAAATCGAAAGAAGATATATCTAAAAATTTAGAATACATGCGAGAACGAACTCGAGCGCATTTTGCTATACAAGAACAGGAACAACTACATAAAAAAAACACAATTATGAAGACATTAGATACTATAATTCCCAAACATATTTCGTTATTTTATTCGAAAAATAACGATAACGAATTATTAAAAGACATATGTTGTGTTTGTTTAAATGATACAACTACAGATAAACCGGATGATAAAATTCAATTGAATTGTAAACATGATGCATGTATATCATGTATGCCAGCATTGATAACAACGCAAATGCAAATCGAACCAATCTGTCCAATCTGTCGTTGTACTATAACCACATTATATGTATCTGATGCGCATAAGTGATTGATTGATTTACTTAACCAAATAAAATTGAAAATCTTTTTTTTAGATATTTTTGGCATCTTTAAAACAATTAAACGACTATAACAATCATGACAACCGCAACAAGAACCGCAACAAGAATTTCCATTACCATTCCATGTGTTGATAATATCTTTACGGAAATTGAGATTAGTTATGTATTTCATAGACTAAAAATTGGTAAAATTGTGGTAAATTCGTTGCGAACGACAAAAGGTTCAAACGCATCCATTAAAAAGGGCACACAGTATATTTTTGCGACATTAGAATTGGCAAATACGTCATGTGCAATTGCATTTTTGAGAGCTCTTTCTGAAAGAGGACAAACTCATATTGTATATGATGAACCCAAAAATTGGATTGTTAGTAAGGCATTGCCAAAACGTAAATATAAAATGCAACAACAAGAATATCGGGAACATATTCAACATAAATATGAGACCAAGACGACCGACAAAGAAGCTTTACAAGACAAAGACAAAGAAACGAGAACAAAAGAAGAGATAGAACAAGATACATACATATATGCACAATGTCAGGCGTTGTTGTTTTATCCTTATTCCGAAGATTTTGAGAGAAGTATAAATGAAATTGTTTGTTAATTGTATAATTATTATTTTTTACGATAAATTTTTTTATGATAAAAAGAGAACAAGTTTATAAAACTATTTATTTTTCTTGTTTTAGATAAAATGGATTATACACAACAATCACCGGGTCCATCTTCTACTCGCATTTCCGATCTTCCAAACAATCCACACATGGAACCGATTACTGTAGGTCGTCCAAAATCAGAAATGGTTATTCCAAATACATCGCCATATCAACCAATCAATGATGTTCATAAAAATCCATATGGAGTAGAAAAACCGGACCAACTTCCGGATTTTTCATACAAACAACCACAAATGCCACCACCGTATCCAAATACGGCAAATAGAGAACAATATGAATTGCCGTCGCGTGATATTCCGAGAGACACAACACATTTAACAATGGATGACCAACAACATGTAAATTATATGCCCAAACCAAAACTTACGGGAGATTTTATTGCGCAACATGATTATGACCAAGATATAGTTCGACGAAAACAACAATCCAGTAAAACGACACAATCATGGATAGATGATTTATGGGACGAATGGAAAATTCCCGTTATATTAGCATGTATGTTTTTATTATTTCAATTGCCGAGTTTTAATTTATTGTTTTATACATATGCCCAACGCATTCCTCTCGAATTATTTGGGGCGGATGGAACACCTACTATGTTAGGACTCTTATTTAAAAGTGCCATGTTTGGCGCACTTTATTATTTTTTCGAACGAGGTATGAAAACAATTGTATAAAAGCAAAAAAAGAATCAAACCAAAAAATAAAGAACCAAACAAAAAAGCAAATAAATAAACAATAAAAGATAATACAACAAATACAAATGAATAGAATGATTCAATATATTTCGGAATGTATTCAACCCGTAGATAAATCGGAAATGTATATTACAAATGAATTTAAATTGGATGAATTAAAAGCAATGAAACAAGACGGCATTTATATTGTGATTGAAGACAAAACGACAACACATATTCCCATTGGAGTTGATTGGGCACGGGTTTGTTCAAATATAATTATTTGTCGAAATAACCATCCTCGACAAATTGCGTGGTTGAATCCCGATTGGACCGTATCATTTGACCTTTCTAGAACACCGATTTACCGACGTATTGTTCCATTACCTTGGGAAACCGTTGACCACGCTCTTATCATCACAAGTATTATTGAAGCCAATTTTATAAATACATACAAAAAAAATTATATTGAATATGGAGTTCGACACGGAGACTGTATTGAAAAAATTGCACCGTATGTAAATATTGCATATGGAGTAGATATTCATACATATACACCAACATTGTCCAATATTCAAATGTTTTCCGGAACTACGGATGAATTTAGTCTTTCCCATTTATCCAATATTTCGTATCATTATGCGTTTATTGATGCGGACCACTGCGCGAAACAGGCGTTTGTCGATTTTGAAAATATATATACATATATTCACACGGGAGGTTATATTTTTTTACATGATACCTATCCATGTTTAGAAGAAAGTCTATCTCCCTCTGGATGCAATGATTGTTTCTTGACTCCATTAAAAATACGTGTAAAATATCCAAATATAGAAATGCTTACATTTCCACTGAACCCGGGTCTAACAATTGTGCATAAAGTTTAAGCAAATGTGGATAAATATTGAATGGCGGATTCACATCCCATCTGTTCCGCCTCTTTTTTATTCTTGTGTTTCCCCATTCCGAGAAACACCAGAATTTTTCCATGCAAACACATGTATTCGTGAATATCCTGATACGATGTAAAATTCGTTAAAGGAATAGAATGTGCCGTTTTTGTTTCGTAAATGGCTTGTCCTAAACACAAATACACGCCCATATTATATCCATTTTCATTTCGAATTAACTCCACATACTCTGGAGTGGTTTTAAATTCCTTTTGTATTTTTTCCTGCAATATATTTTTAAAGTTTCGGTCATTTTGAATTAGGTCCATCCAATTTACATGTTTTTCAAAAATTTGTTCGATGAAAATCTGCGCCATTTGAAATCCAGGACCAACTACAAATAATGATTCGAACCAGTGGTCCGAATCATGTATTTGAATCTTATTGAAATCTAAAAACAACGCTCCCAAAAATGCTTCAAATAAACATCCGAGACGTTTTAAATTTGTGCGCGTGCCTTTTAATTCGGCGCTTTTAGACATAATTAGCCATTTATGTAATCCCATGTCGAGCGCCATTTTTCCGATGGATTTGTTCTGAACCAATGCGATTTTTGTGTCTGTTAAAAATCCGGGCTCTTCTTTTGGAAATCGGCGATATAAATAATATTTGGTGATTAATTCAAGAACTCCATCTCCCACATATTCCAATCGTTCATTTGATTTTGTGTATAATGAAATACAATCATCTGGCTTTTTAGCGATAATAACGGTGGTGGATGAGTCGGTCTTGTTTAGCGGTGGCGGACAATTTAAATACGATTGATGCACAAATGCACGTTGATATAAATGTAAATTATGGACAGGAGTTGGAATGCCATAGGTTCGAAGAATGGACTCAATTTCTTCACGGGTAATAATAATATTTTGCGGGTTATATGGGTCAAATACATACATTTCTCCTCCATATGGATTTTGTTCAATGCGAAAATCGGCTTCTAGTGTAGACATATATACCGTATTTTATAGGTATTTATATATCAATTTTATCGAAGGCGTTGTAAAAATTATAGCGGCTCGTGGTTTCGTTCCACGGACCCTTGGGTTATGGTCCCAATGCGCTAACCTCTGCGCCAAGCCGCTTGTATTCACTTTATGAATTTATGAATAATATAATTTGAATCAGTGGTAGTAGTAGCTATTATCGGTTATCTTGAAACGGTCGGTTTAGGGAAAATATATAGCCAGATATTATAACAATGACTTTTGGATTAGCAAATTCGGCAAAGAAAGCCCGACTTTATGCGTTTACAACGAATCAAAATCAAGGTGGTGGAGATAAGAAAGGTGGATTTCCATTTTCGGTTGGTCGAAATCACTGGGATTCTATTTTCATAACTCCCCGACCATTAGCTGTATATAATACGACTATCTTTCCATTGGCAAGTCAATCTCGTCCTGTTGGAAGTTGGACAAATGGAAATACCTACTGGCATATTCCTGGTACTGGTAATCAATAGGTAGTCATATAGCGAATTTTACCATATAACATAGAATACATATAAAACAATACCGCCATATATGTTATTGTTTTATTCTTATGGATACACCTACTCCTCTTCCCCCATGGGAAAATATTTTATTTAGACAAGAACTTGAAAAGAAAGAAAAAAAAGAACCAACCGAAAAGAAAGAGAAAGAAAAGAAAGAAAAATCAACCGAAAAAAAAGAAAAATCAACCGAAAAAAAAGAAACTAAAAAAAAGAAAGAATCAACCGAGCCAAAGAAAGAAAAAAAAGAAAAATCAACTGAGCCAAAGAAAGAAAAAAAAGAAAAATTAACCGAAAAGAAAGAATCAGCCGATTCTACGTTTAGTATGATTGTAGATGAGCGTGAGACCGCGCTAATGAATATAATACAAAATCAACCATCTGCCCAGTCGCATACCATTATTAAAAAAGTCCTGCATTTGGGAGATATTGTTATTGCGAATTCACCCGACAAAGAATTTGTTGTTTTAGAGAGAAAATCGATTTCCGATTTACTGGCGAGTATTAAAGACGGACGATACGAAGAACAGTCCTATCGCTTGATTGGTGCCTATAAGGATGCAGAGGTTCGTCCAAAAATTTGTTATATTATTGAAGGGTCTCTTCACGGACACAGTTGTAAAGAAAAACAATTGGTGTATTCAGCAATGGTCTCTCTATCGATTGGAAAAGGATTCCATATTATTCGCACAGACAGTCTCAATGAAACCGCCGATTATTTGCTTTATATGTTGGATAAATTTGAACGAGATTTTAAAAAGGGCAAAGCCTATACCAATGTAAATGAAACTGAAAAAAAGGAACTTGGGTATGAAACCGTTGTGAAAAAAGTAAAAAAGGAAAATCTCACTCCCGAAAATATGGGAGAAATTATTTTATCTCAAATACCGAGTATTAGTTCTATTACGGCAAGTGCAATCATGTCACTTCCGCAAATCAATGGGTCGATTCCTCGGCTCATACATGAATTAGAAAAAAATCCATTGTGTTTGGCAGAAGTTCGCATTGGAGAGAAACAGCGAAAAATAAGTAAAACAACCGTTCCCCAGATTATCAAGTATTTATTGAATCAATCATCTGAATAATTGTAGGGTATAAATACGAAATGTAAAGATGAATTCTATATAGATGTCGAATATTTTAATAACCATATGTATATCCATTTTTATCATTGGAATATTACATTTTTTTTTGAAAATTATAAAAACTCCTCGACAAAAAACGAAAAATTTAGTAGATTCACAAACCGAAAAATATCGTCGGATAATGAACGAATTAACGGAACATAAAAAACACACATCCTTGTTTCTTTCATTGGAAAAAAAAGAGGAATTAGAGAGAGAGATGGTTCAATATATCAAAACAATACAAGGCTAATAAATATACCATATAATAATACATATATGGTATGTCATTCAATCTATCGTTTTTTCACAGCATCTCGGTCAAATCCTTGGGTAAAACAATGTAGAACCGTTCGAAATAAAAAAAATAAGAATTCATTTATTCCGTCGTATACATATTACTATGTTCGATGTTCGGATGCAAATGTTCATTATTTAACAATACGATATCCACCTTCTGTTCGATATAATGTATTACGAGGAAAAATAGATACCGAAAAAAATCGTGCTATATATGAAAAATACATTGGGACTACATCTATTAAAACTACTGCGTCTTAAACATCAAAAATGTTCCCATAAATGCCCCCAATAAAATAGAAAATGTTATCGTCGACCATAACAATGGATTAAACCCTTTTCCTACATAAAATACCAACAATGCAATAAATAATAAAAGAACCAACCATCCGGCAAATTTCATTATAAAGTCAGAGACATCGCCTATATGTGATAGAGAGGATAACAATAATAAGTTCCAGTTAAATTCGGTAGTTTGAAATGTGGTGAATTGGGTTTGAATAATGGCAACTGTTGAAAATAATAACGCAATCGCCAAATATATTCCATACGACAACCATGTGCCATTTCCTTTTTGGAATCCTATTGCAATTAAACTGTGTGATATAGCAAAGACCATTGCAAAAACAAACGCATTTACCAATAATAGTTTTTCGGACACATTTGTAACGCTGTGATTTTGTGAATGAATAACATCATAAAACAGCCATTTATATCCCATCGGAATTGCAAATACCGATATACCAAGAAGAACCAAAAACATTAAAAAGTGAAATGTCATATTTATCATGTCGGTTTGATTTATTTTTTTTAGAAATTCGCTGTCGATGCGGACAAGTGCCGTTTCTTCGTCACTTGATGAAATCGGTGTCATGTGTATATATCCGGTTTCTTTTCCTTTGTTGTTGTTATTGTTGTTGTTGTTATTGTTTTTTTCTTCATTGTTTTTGTCCTTGTTTCCTTTAAAACCTTCCTGTAGTAATAGAGAGGCTTCTCCGAGAATAGGATACGGTTTTTTCACATCTTCACTGGAAGATATAAATGTCAAATCGGAAGACAATGAAATATTTTTGAACGAAATAAACGAGGGAGAAAGAATAGTGGAAATAAAAATAGGAGTTTGACACACATATACGTTTTTCTGTTGTTGATGCACGGCAAACGTAGAGGATGGTATATCCGAATTTAATGTGATTGTATTTGTTTGATTTGTATTTGTTTGATTTGTTAAATTATTCTCTTGAATATATGTATCAATATCGGTGGATTGAGTTGAATGTTGTAAAGGAAAAAGAACAAATACGGATTCTCTCCCAGAATCTGAAATGGGAGAGTGTTCAATAAGTAACCAACCGTTTTGTTGCTGCGGTTGTTTTTGTTTGTCCATTCCGAAGATATACAAATGTTTTGTTACATAGGCATTTCCATTTGATAATACGATATTTGGGTTTGCATAAGAAACGGAGGGAGGGTTTGAAAATCGAGATTTTAAATATCCGTGATTTTTTATGGAAGTTATAGAAGGAGATATTTCAATCGAATCATAATTGTATTTGAACGACATTTTGTCCGGTTATAAATATGGGATATAATTTATACCACGATTTTCATAAATAGTTGCCGTATATATTTCATTATATCCTTGCACATAAACAACATCGCCATTGTATAATTCATCGACTCCATTGTCAGACATGGCATCTCTTCCTTTTACACGAACTGGCAGTTTTGAGTTTATATTTCCCGTATTTGAAATCGTATAATACTGCCATTTATTTCGATTTGAGAGAACCATTCTTCCAAAAAGAGGGAGAATTAATGCGCCCTCCTTATCTCCCGCTTTTGTGATAATTCCGATTTGGTCAAAAGCATATGATATTCTTTGTGTAGGCACACTTTGGATTCCAAAGGCGGGTTGTAATGGCGGATAAAACGGATTTGTAAATACATTATTATCTCTTTGAGAGGCAGATATGTTAATTCCTAAATTTGGCGGTGGAATAAGAATAGGTGATTGTTGTCTTTGTTGGGTTGGATACCGACGTAATGTGAAAAACATATAGGTTGTTAATAGGAGGATAAAACATAAAATAAAAAGAGTCATATTTTCAACGCAAAAAGATGAACCTGCAATACATTTTTTTGCCATATTATATTGTATTGTTATAAAATAGTCTCATCTATAATAGGTTTGTTAGAATAGGTTTTAAACGAGCGAAGCGAGTCGATAACAAAATGTGTGAGGCAATCCACCGGATAAAATTGATAAATAAAAAAGAGATAAACCAATCCAAAAAATAAATATGAGCTTATTGATGATTCCTTTACTTACGGTTGGTATGGCTATGTTACCTTCGTTACCTTCTTCTTCTCCTACAGAAGAAATTAAAAAAATAAAACAACATGCAGAAATAGACATTAAAATTCTATTTCTACGAAGAAAAAAAAGTCAAATTCGTGCTCAACAAAAAAAACATCGAGAGGAATTTATATCGCAAATTATATATTTACCAAAAACAGAAATGTTTGAAAAAATGCAAAAATACAAACAAGAACAATCGGTATTTTATGATAAAATAAAAGAAAATGATATAAAGGTGCAGGAATTATTGGACGCTTGGATTCCATAATAATGATTGGCTCTTTCGCTTTCTCTTTAAAACGGAAATGAAGGAAATGTCCCCGGGTCGCAACTATAACACAAATTTCGAACCGATTGTGGATATTCAAATAGATTATATCCAATCATATCTGTAATAATTTGCGTAATTTCATTGTATGCATTTTTTATTTCTCCATTGATATCTAAATTTACACCAGCCACCTCCCGAATTACATACGATTCAAGTTCAAACACAATATAGAAAATAGAGAGAATAAAATTAATGTATAAATCCAATAAATAAAAAATAATACAGTATGTTGTAAATATCTTTGTTAATTTATCAATTCCACAAATAATATGTTTTATGATAGATTCAAATACCTGACCAATATACACAACAAATTTGCCTACATCATTAAAATACTCGGGAAGTTTTTTAAAAAAATTACCAATTTGGTCAAATACGTTTATTATTTTATCGAAAAAATCGCCAATATCGGACAATTGAAACCCCTCCTTTTTCGGAAAAAAATGGTCATATAACATTTTCACACATAGACAAAATAAAATAATGATAAACAGACAAAAAATATATGGGTATGAATTTTCCAAATTCATTATTTATATGGACAATACATTTTTTTATACTACTACTAATATAAGTTTGAAAATCTCTTCGGCACACATTTCGTCAATGTGTCATTTTGCGCCGACCCCAATGCAACTTTGGGAAATTTGGGAATTAGTTTTAAAGGATATCCGATTTTATCTTTGAGAGTATATACATTGTATCCCGGAATAGAAACACCATATGCCATTGCATCCGCCACACCTGAACCCAATGCCATTCGATAGGCAAATCCATTGTTTGTAATTGCATCGTATTTTTTTCGCGCAATAAGAGACCCCGCGTCCACCCCTCCTTGACATCCAAATTGTGGATTTGACGGTTTATAAATAAGTGCTACATATGGCGGTTGAAGTGAGCCAACGGACGACGCAATAATAGTTTGACTGGTGGTATTTGTAGCGGAAGTGGGGTAAAATCCGGCATTTATTCCGAGAGCACTTGTTAAACCGTTGGATAACACGTGAATCTGTGGCACGGGCTGAACCACGGTCCATGTTGAACCAACTGGCTGACTATAATTTGAATTGTAAAATTGTGTGGCGGATATGGATTGAATTTCAATCTTTCCATATAGCGTATTATACGAAAATACCAATAAAAAATTATTCGACCGATTAAAATTATTCAGATAATAGTGTCCGTTATTTATCATAATCAATTGAAATGCGTCATTAAATGAATTGATATCATAACTGTGTGAATCGGGAATCGTTGCAACATATGTATTTCCATCTACCCACACATATTGAAATACATTGTTTTGCAAACTCGCCGTAATTGCCGTTAATCGACAATGTGAGAGACCTGCCGGTGAATAAATATTGGATTTGGATGCTGTTGTTCCCGGAGTAACCGTCGGATTTCCTTGACGCAAATATCGGTAGTCGTTTTGTTCAATGGTGCGATTGCGAGACACCAAATATTGACGATTGTCTGTAAAATACGCATTGTCATTATTTTTCGATTCAATAAATTTCTTTTTAATCATACCCGCACTTCGAACTCTCCGTCTCGCATCGAGTTGAGGCGAAAAACAAGCATTCGATGAATTTGTAGAGGTAGATACACATTGTGTTGGTAAATTGCAGGTTGTGCACGAATATCCAAGCTCTCCACTATTGTTTGGTAAGGTGGGGTCCAAGGTTTGGACAAGTCCGTCACATGATGATACGGCAGTGTTCGTTATACCATTTGCATAAATAAGTGAGCCTCCCGGCTGATTTAATACATCAATACTGGATGAAATGCGAACACTTCCAGTCGTAAGTGCATTTCCATTATGTAGTGTATTTACGGCAATTTCACGACGATATGCGTGTTTTATGGGGCGTGGTTTCATGAGAAGGTTTTGTTCCAGATTTGCGTTTGTATCTTGGGTCGGTTGAACAATAGATGATATTTGTGAAAATACCTTTCCTTTCCAACGAATATAGGGAATACTGTCGTTTATATTTGTATATTGTTCGTCAAAAATAAATGGTTCGGACATTCTTACAAATTATGTATATAATTATCTTACAAATTATGTGTATAATTATATATACAAATGAAGTTATCGTCGCTTTTTCCGTCTAAATCAAAGAACGTTATTTTAGGAAGTTTATTTGTCTTTCTTTTGGTCGTTATTTTACTTTCGTTATTAATGCCTATTGCGGTTGATGGATTTTCCGATTATAGCACTGCTTATGGTAAGACAACTGGACCATCTATTGTGGGTGGCGGTGTAAATGGAAATGTGAATATTGGACAACTTGGTGCGAATGTTGGAGCACGAGCAAATGTAAATACATCAGGTCTTGGTGGAACTATTGGCGGAGGTATTGGATTTAAAGAGGGATTGACTACGAGTGGTCCTGCAAAAATACCGAGTGGTCAAAAGATGAAATCGGGCGCTAAAAAATAGACCGTGAGTTAGCTTTCAGGGTTTTTATCTCAACACTACATAATGAATATTCAATCTGCTTATGGAAATCCAAATCGTATTTTACCCGAAATGTCCTATAATGGACGGGTAAATATTTTAGAAGAACCTGACCCAAAAGCAAAATTTGCATTAATGGAAAAAACGGCATTTAAAAATAGAGCCACTACCTATTGCGACGCATTAAAAGGACAGTGGGAAGACAATGTTTTGTCTCAAGTATTTTTTTCTTCTGGAAATATCCAAATTATTCAAAATGCAATTCGAGCGGAAATATATAAATTAAGTGGAAATAAATATGTTGTTGCGCCTCCCGGAATGGACAACTTGAAAATTGTCATGAAGAGTATTTTTATGTCGTATGCCGAATTTTACAATGGAGATATCACAAAACAAGTGGAAGAATTAAACAAAGCGGTTCTCGCCTATTGTGTTCCTGAATTATTTTCTGCGGCGAAAGCCCATGTGAATTATTTACAAGACCAATCCAGTTTGGTTGTGCCTTTACGATTGCCGAACAACCACGACCGAGAATTTAAACAACTGGAACTTAAGCCGTGGGTTTAGATAATTATGGTTTAGATAATTATGTGTGTAAATATTATAGAAGATTATGCGTTTAACAAAAAGACAAAACACAAATACCAGAAGACATACAAGAAGACAAAAAACAACTACAAGAAGACGAAAAACAACTACAAGAAGACGAAGACAACCTATATTGAAAGGAGGCTCCATGCATTTACTACATTGGATCGATGAGACAAAACTAAATTGGGCAAAATTATCAGAAAATCCAAATGCGATATCTATATTGGAAGTGAATCAAGATAAAATAGACTGGGACAGATTATCAGAAAATCCAAATGCCATTCCTTTATTGAAAGAGCATCCAGAAAAAATAAACTGGGGATTATTATCAGAAAATCCAAATGCAATACATTTATTGGAAGAGAATACAGATAAAATAGACTGGTACTTATTATCAGAAAATCCAAATGCAATACATTTATTGGAAGAGAATACAGATAAAATAGACTGGTACTTATTATCAAAAAATCCGAATGCCATTCCTTTATTGGAAGATAATAAAAATAAAATAAACTGGAGTCAGTTATCAGCAAATTCAAATGCCATTCCTTTATTGGAAGATAATAAAAATAAAATAAACTGGAGTCAGTTATCAGCAAATCCAAATGCCATACATTTATTGGAAAAGAATCCAACAAAAATAAACTGGATTTCGTTATCAGAAAATCCAAATGCCATTCCTTTATTGGAAGATAATCCAACAAAAATAATATGGGTTTGGTTATCAGAAAATCCAAATGCCATACATTTATTGGAAAAGCATCCAGAAAAAATAAACTGGGCACAATTATCAGAAAATCCAAATGCCATACATTTATTGGAAAAGCATCTAGATAAAATAAATTGGGACAATTTATCAGCAAATCCAAATGCCATTTCTTTATTGGAAGATAATAAAGACAAAATAAATTGGGATGCGTTATCGTTAAATCCTAGTATTTTTACGGAGAATAATTATATATCGAAATAGAACATGTATTTTTTACGAACAACGGGTGGAAGAAAAACCAGTAAAAAATTTCGTCACTGAATAAAATTGATAATATTTTTATTCGTTATGTCACACAACATAACGAATAAAAAATGGTAAAAATCTGCAATTCTCCTTATCCTACCGAAAATGAAATCACGTATTCTCCTTATTTCGCACAATTTCCGTATCCTCTCAGTGATTTTCAAAAATATGCGATTGAACATATTGTATTACAAAATCACGTTTTAGTAACGGCACAAACCGGCTCCGGCAAAACACTTCCTGCCGAATTTGCCATTCAATATTACTGCAAAACAATAAAAAAAACAAAAAAACAAAAAGTTATTTATACCTCTCCCATAAAAGCTCTTTCAAATCAAAAATACTATGAATTTTCAAAAAAATACCCCGATATATCGTTTGGCATTTTAACGGGAGATATAAAACACAATGTATTGGCAGATGTTCTTATTATGACTACCGAAATTCTTTTAAATTATATAACAAAAGGTGCATCTGCAAATACAGTGCTTGATTTAGATATGAACGATGTGGCGTGTGTCATATTTGACGAAGTTCATTATATCAATGATCAGCAACGCGGTCATGTGTGGGAACAATCTATTTTACAATTGCCGGAAAATGTGCAAATGATAATGCTCTCTGCCACCATCGATTCTCCTGAACTTTTTGCCAAATGGATTGAAAACCGTTCGCTCCCTGAAGAACCAGAACAACCAGAACAAAAACAACAACCAGAACAAAAACAACAACCAGAACAAAAAGAACAACAACAAAAAAAAGAAGTTTGTTTGTGTATGGCATCAAAACGAATTGTGCCTTTAACACATTATTCATTTCTATCCGTCGGCGAATCTATTTATAAGGGAATTAAAGATGATACCTTAAAACAAGAAATACGTCGCGCATCAAATCAATTAACGGTTTTACGTTCAGCCGAAGGACGGATGAACGAACCGACCTATCATCAATTAAAACACATGTTGCAATTATACAATAAACACGACCCTCAAAACCAGCGAGGACAAACACACGGAAAACGCAAATTTATTGTGAATTCTCTTATGCAATTATTAAAAGACCGAGACATGTTACCGGCAATTGTGTTTGTATTTTCGCGAAAACAAGTCGAACTTATCGCCCAAGAAATTACAATTCCTTTGTTAGAAGATGATTCCAAAATACCCTATACCATTGAAAAAGAATGCCGAGATTTGTTGCGAGGAAAACCCGAATACACCGAACTTCCCGAATTCGTACAACTCGTGAAATTATTGGAAAAAGGTATCGCCATCCACCATTCTGGCATGATTCCTATCTTTCGTGAAATGGTAGAAATGTTTATTATGAAACGATACATTAAAGTATTGATAGCAACCGAATCATTTGCGGTTGGATTGGACTGTCCTATTCGCACGGCTGTATTTGTATCTTTGCAGAAATTTGATGGACAAAGTCGTATGTTATATTCACACGAATATGCGCAAATGTCGGGACGTGCAGGAAGACGTGGTATTGATACCGTTGGACATGTGGTTCACTGCAATAATTTATTTCCGTTGCCAACTTTATCCGAATACAAGGAAATGTTGGGAGGCGTGCCTCCCAAATTAATAAGCAAGTTTCACATTTCTCCCGAATTTATTTTATCGGCATACCCCAACAAAAAAACAGATGCAGACGCCAATATTGAAATGGTTCATGATTTCGTTAAACGAAGTATGAAAAATGCCGAAATTCAAAAAACCATTCACGGACAAACGCGAATTGTCGAAGAACTGGAAACAATAGTGTCGCTACTTCCCTTACCGTCACATGTAATTCAACAATATTCAACACTGGAAACATCTCTCTCCTTTTGCAATCATAAGAAACGAAAAGACCTTGAAAAACAAATGACTGCACTAAAAGAATCTATATCAAAAACATTGTTCGATGCGGATTTATTGGCGTATAAAGAATCCGAAAAACACAGAAAACAATTACAAATCGAAACACAGACATTACGAAATATGGAAGATTATGTTACCGATGAAATCGAGAGAGTGTTTGATAAATTAACGGAAGAAGGGTTTCTTATGAGGACGGTGTCTTCTAAGCAATGGCATTTAACAAAAAAAGGAGATATTGCCAGTTATTTTGCGGAAGTTTCACCGTTTGTATTTGCTCATGGATTTGTGAATCACTGGCAACAATTCTCCACATTCTCTCCTACTCAAATTGTCGGATTATTAGCACATTTTATAGATGTGAAAGAAAAAGAAACAAACAACAATGAAAGAAACAACAATGAAAGAAACAACAATACCAACAACAACAATACCAATGAAAGAAAAAACGACGATAAAGAAAAACAACATGCGTCTGTATCGTGTTTATTTACGGAAGAATATCAGAATTTACTTACAGATGATTCTCAAATATGTGTAACTATTGCCGATATAATGATGTCGTGGTGTGATTGCAATAATGAACATGCGTGTAAAGCATTCTTATACGAACATAGCGATACAATATCGGTGGGTGATTTTGTGAAAGCTGTATTAAAAATAGCAAATACGATTCGAGAAATTATTCATATGGTGACATCTGTATTTCCGGAAAACATAGAATTATTACATAAATTGTCTTTTGTTGAGCCGATGATTTTGAAATATATAACAACATCGTACAGTTTGTATTTGTAAAGAAGTAGTTAAAGCTATATTTATAATATTATCATCAATGGACAGTAATCAACATGCAATCATAACTAGTTTGACAAAATTAAATGATAAAGTAAAATATAATTTATTTACAGTTATAAAAAATATAATTGATTTACAAAAACAAGGTAAATTCAATTTATTAAATATTCAACCAAGAAATGAATATTTTTTTCAAAATTATCCATCAACTGACATTAGTCCAAATAATTATTTTATAATATTTGAGCTATTTCAACAATTTAACTTATTTAATGAAATAAAAAAATATATTACAAAAACAACAAAACTAACCAAGATATCATCAATAATTGATGTGCATTTTAGAAATAAAGAAGAAAATGACAATTTTAGAAGTTATATAAATACAATTATAATGATAAATTTAATTAAAAAACAATTGAAAAATAAATCACACCAAGATATTGTTAATTATGGTTTATTAAATAAATTAAGTTTAATTAATCCAAATATAGTAATATCATTACATTTGTTCGAACTACAAAATCACCAACTAAATATAATTGATTTTATAAATAATTATAACTATCAAAATAATACATTTTTAACATTCAACAACGACGAATATGATAAAATTTACGATATTTTTTTTTTATTTGAATAAATTCTAATTAACTTATATATGTATTGCATTTAAATTTACAATACTTATTTATCCAAATATCTCATGATATATAAACAAATATTATGAAAAACATAGCAAAAAATATGGCAAAAAAGGCGTTAAAACAAGGACCAAATATACTTGCATCTATCCAAAAATCCTTGCCACAATCGGCACAATCATCATCTCCACCACCCAATACAAATATAGATACATTGTCAAATGATATTAGTTCTTCTTTATACGAAAAAATACATATAAAATTAGGAGAACACCCGTCCGATAAAATTGTAGAAGGTATAGATACAATATTAAAAGATTCAAAGGAAACCGCTGAAGATGCCCAAAAAATACGTGATAATTTTCTTCAGATTGTGTTGTATTTTTTAATGGATTTTGTTTTTCAGGAAAAACGGTCGGGAGGAATATTGTTTAAACAAATGTTTTTAGAGGCATTGTTAGAAAGTTCGCCGGAAAGTCTGGCTCTCGCAAATGCGGGAAAAGACTGGACTTCATTTCCACTATTTTCTACCATGAAAGAAACCTCTACCATGAAAGAAACCTCTACCATGAAAGGGGGCGACAGTTCATTTACCGATAAACAGATAGGAGATATCGCCGAGAATCTTACCATAAAAACGGACCCCGAATTTAAACATAAACTCCACAACATGACCGTAGATTATTTCGCGGATATATTAAAATATCAGAAAACAAAACCGGAGACATACGAATTTATCCAAACCTATTTTTATCAATTTATTAAAGATGCTTTTAAAGATACACAAATGACATTTAAATTAAATAAATTACTGTTACATGCACTTATGCAGGATGCACATATCATGCAAATATATACGGATTTTCTTCGATTAAAACGCGAGCAACCAACCAATCCATTGGGCGCAAATTTTCTTATATATGTTCAAAATGAAAATTCCATAACATCCAAATCCATCTCTCCAACCGAAGGACAAAAAGGCGGAGTAACGAAAAAACGAATAAGAAAAGGGACGATGAAAAAAGGGACAAGGACGAGGACAATAAGAAAAGGGACGAGGACAATGAAAAAGTTACGATAATAAAATATAAATTATTTGTTTTATCTAATCAAATTCCCAATCACATTTTTTTCCACCATTGTATGCTACTGCATATTTATTGTCCAATAACCATTGATTTATATGTATATGTTTTCCAATATCTTCAATATAAATATCCGCCAAAACTCTTCCCCATTTTTCTTTGCCACAGTTTTTAATTATGATTGTTTTTCCAAAAATAAGTTTATGTAATGCATCTCTCGCCACGATTGCATGATGCCGTTCTTCGTCTGTTTTACCTTTTATTTCAGGTGAATCGACTCCTCTCAATCGAATCGTAAAACGATATACATCCGAGTGTTCATAACATTTTGACGCAACCGTAATGGTATCGCCGTCATATACTTTAATCACTTTACCTCGTTGCAATTGAGGAATCCATGGAGAGGTATTTTTATATTCAGAGGCAGAATAATCAAACGTGTCTACAAATTCGGGAAATTTGCCGAATACTTCTTCTCTTTTTGAATGATAACTGGACCGTCTTTTTTTTGAAATGTGCGATATAGAAGGATCGTGCACTACAGAATTATGTCTCGAAAAACAAAAGAAACAACTAAACAATGATACTAACATTTTCTTATTTGTATCATTTATACATTAAAAACATTTTCAATTTTATTTCATAAATCCTTATTTCCATTTCCATCGCTATTTATTTTTTTATCAATACGGTCAAACATATCTTTTGTATAAATAAGTTTTCCGGTAGGTTTGTATTCACGTGTGGATGCATATGTTTTTTTATTCGTATTATTTGTATTTATTGGTTCATCTTCGTCTTCCTTTTTTGTATGTATATTTTCGATAACGTCGCCAAATTCATTTACGATTATTCCCGTTTTTTTCTTTATATTTTCACGGACATAGGATGGAACCCAATGTTCCCATGAAATAAATAGAATGTTCGGCTGTATATATTGCACTTTAAATCCATTTTCTTCCAATTTAGCAACAATAAATGCAATACAGTGACCTTTGTCATAGACCGATTCTCCAAAAATAAATTCTGGGATTTGATACCATGTATATTTATCGTGATTTTGTCGTGAAATTGTATTGATGCGTTTATGAACTCGATTTAAAATTTTCTGAAAAATAGACAGTTGTTTAATATCTTTTATGTGATTTTTTTCATATAGGTCATCGATATTTATTTTTTGTGTTGCTTCCATGTCATCTAAATTAAGAAAATTCGACATATCTCTGTTTTATTGTTAAGAGAAGAAAAATATGAAAAAAACAACGCCTATAGTAACAAATGATTACTCCCGATTTTTTAACTCCGGACCTTTTATTTTCATATTGGATTTTTGTTTGGTTTATAATATATTATGCGAGTCCTTCCTCTATTCCGAACCCTCGATTTATTTTATACGTGGCAATTATTGAAAATATTCTCTCGCTAATCATTGTTCCGTCGGTGCGTATATTTTTTATGTATCTTGCTGTAATTGTTTTAGCAAAAGGAATTCCGTTGTATTTGCTACGAAATTCGCCGATTCACTTGAAAACAGATATCATGTATTCGTTTTTATTTTTTATTATATACAATATATATTTATTCTATAAAAAAACAAATATTGTGCGGGTATATCAAGCCACATATACATTTATTCATAATGGAGAAAATAAAACACCCTTATTTTATTTGGAGTCCGTCGGTAGAAATTTTTTCAATTGGTTAATAAAGGATTCGACTCCGATTTGAATTCGTTTTTTTCGTTCTTCACTACTTGTTACAAATAAATAAATATCATACATATTCGTTGGCGTGTCACATATATCCAACTGGTGTTTAATTGCAATGGTCGGTTTTTGAATTAAAAAAAGTTCATTTACTTTGCTGAATAAATACAATAAAACATCATAGAGAGACGAAGCGGTGCTTAATGGTTCAATCGCCGAATAATTTTTATTAATTCCAAATATAGAATCGTTGTTGCATTCCGTAGAATGGTTGTTGCAACAAAAAGCGAGAGGATAATTATGTAAAATACCGCCGTCTACGTAAACCGTTTTTTCATCTGACAGAAAAAAGGGTGAAAATAAAATAGGTAGGCAACATGAACAATATAGCGCGTCCATAAGTTTCCATTGGGGGTGAGTTTTACTTGAAAATTCAATATGCCGGAGGTCGGACAAATCGGTTGCATATAAAAACAATTCAATGCCCGTTTTTTCTACAAATTCTGCCATAGTAATATCAATAGAAATATCTTTTCCCTTAAAAAGCGGTAAAAATATTTCGCGTAATTGGGTTTGTCCGAATATACCTCGTTGTTGAAAAGAAGCAACAATCGCAGATAAATTAAATTTAAATATTTGGTCCCATGGACGGTCAATTAAATAATCATCAATATATGACCACTCGTATTGTAGAGATAGACACACCGCCAACATTGCGCCAACAGATGTTCCGTAAATAGACTTTATGTTTTTTATGTCCCAAAATCCGCGAATATTACTCTCACGTAATGCGCCATAACACGACATTCCCCATACACCGCCTCCCGATAAAACCAATCGGTCAATTATGGGTTTTGTTTTTATTGTTTCTTCTTTTGTTTGGTTTTCTGTTGAATCATGTTTATCCATAGTATATACATATTTATGTATTTTTTATATAGATTATATATAGAAGATATAGAAAAATTATGGCAAGAATATCAGGCATATCAACATAAAAAAACGGGAGGATTCGTAGAACGAAAAAAAAGAGGATTGAAAAAAAATCGCAAAACTCGTCGAAAAAAAAACATTAGACGTCTAACGCGCATACAACATACCCGCGTTGCCCGATTGAAATGTTAATACATTCCATCGCTCTTCAAACACCGTTAAATTATATGTGTATTCATACAATTTGTAATTTTGTTTGTAAATTCCAATAGGGTTTCCACTCGAATCACATATAATATTAAAACTTGAATTCGCCGTATCAATCGTCGGCAAATAGGTGGCGATTTCAAATTCAATTCCTCGATTGTTAAATAAACTATTGTTAATCGCCCCCGACGGATTATTTGAAAAGGGGTCGGTGCTTAAACAGAAATTATAATAATACAGTCCGTCCGTGCTTGCCCCAGGCGAACGCAAATATGGTTCTACATATTCATATACTCCATAGGGTTGGGTGGTTTCCCGATAATTGCCGTTGTATAAAATACCCATTGTCTGTAAAATCTCCTTCTGATTGTCGCTATTAAAAACTCCGGTAATGAAATATCCCGTATTGGTTCCATTGGGATTGATTAATGGACCTACATTTGAAATTGTCTGTGTGCTATAAGGACTATTTGGGTCGGAAGAAGGTGCTATATTGATATCACCCGGAATATTTTCATAGGGCCAATTCGTATAATTGGTCCATTCATTTCGTAAATTCACATCGTTTCTCTGCAAATAAAAAATCCAGTTTGCTACCATTCCATTCGAATTAAATAGTTTTTGACGTTTTGTTCCCACTACATTTTCGAAAAAATATTCATAGACATCTCGCACCAAATAATTCTGGGTTTCTTTCGCAAAATTGGCTTGTTCCTCTTTATCCAAAAAACACTGTGTTGTTAATAAGTGCACATCGGAGTTCCATGTAGTTGTTGTATTTTCGTAATCGGCGAGAGTGACCGAGGGAGGTGTTTGTAAAAAACGATACATGGCAAATTGGGCTTGATTAAAATCCGGTTGAATATACGGAAAATTATTCGCGACATCAAATATGTCTCGAACTTGAAATAATTCCTGTATGGGGCGTAGGGTAACATTTAAATAAAGTTCATTGTATTGCAAACAAATCAATGGAAATGCCATACCGGAATTAAGAGAAAACCACGTATGAATAGGAATATAAATAGCTCTTCCGCGAATAGACGGTTCTGCGCCTGTTGCCGATGATGTGTAATAGGCAGAAGGATAGGAATTCACTCGACCAAATGCCAAGGCGGGATTGTTTATATCGAGTGTATTTCCACTCATTCTATTAAATTTAGCTCTCTGGTCTGTCGTGAAATCGCGTTGTAACATGGCAGAAAGATATGCTCCCGAATATTTTTGTAGTGTTTGTCCTCCGCATGTAATTGTTATTTCTTGAATCATTTGAAATCCAATATCTTTAATCCAGCGATAATCGTATGCGGACCATGCATTATTTGTTTGTGAAGAGGGAGGATAAATAGGACTCCAAATATCGGGAAGATTAACGACTAAATATGTATCCATTATTAAATCGCCATAACGGGGAAATTTAAAGGAAAATTGAGAAGGCGTTGTGAGTTGGAGGTCGCGCTGACCGTCGTAATCAATGCGGAATTTCTGAAGTCCAAAATTGGAATATCGTTTGTATGATGATTTAAAAAACGATTTCTGTGGATTGCCTGTTAGAATAATATTATTTTGTCCTTTTGCAATTAAATTTAAAAGTCCTCCGGCACTTGCCATTTGTATAACCGGCGATACTTTTTTATGTATTTTAGAACACCGATAAAAGAAGAAAAAGAAAAACACCAAATAAAAACAAAAAACACCAAATAAAAACAAAAAACACCAAATAAAAACAAAAAACACCAAATAAAAACAAAAAACACCAAATAAAAACAAAAAACACCAAATAAAAACAAAAAACACCAAATAAAAACACAATATAAAAACATAAAAATATAAAAAATAATGTCGTCTATATTCTTTGTAACATGTTTGTTAAATATTTATGAAGATAAATTTTATGATGAGCGTAATATAGAATGGCGTATTGCCAAATTTGCTGAAATTGCCTCCACTGGAATTTCTATTATTTTGCATTTTAGTGCAGATTATTTTGCGATTTTACATAAATTGGTGTTTGATATATTTCCAAATGTTATGATTGGTCGTGTTCTTTCGATTCAAGACACGCAAGCGTATATAAAATACGCATCAAATATAGCATCGGTTCATTTGCCAATATTTCGAAATGAAAAAAAGGACACATTTGAATACCTTTGTCTAATGAATTCAAAAACAGAGTTTATGGGTGATGCAATAAGGCAACGAATAAGGCAACGAATAAAGAAAGAAAAACAAAAAGAAGAAGAAGAAAAACAAAAACAAAAACCAAAAGAAAAAGAAATATTTGCATGGATGGATTTTAATTTATCGCATGTGTTTCGTGATACTACCAAACATCAAACTCTGAAAACGTTTTCATCTGTATCTACATCGGCTCTTTCTTTCACCTCTCCGTTTTTGGCAATTCCGGGTTGTTGGAACAAAGATTCACACGTAACTCCAGATACTATTTCTTGGAGATTTTGTGGTGGTTTTTTTATAGGAGATGAACAAAGTATATTGGATATGGAATCTCGTGTATATCGACAACTACAACAACCTACTATATATCTCACATGGGAGACAAATATATGGGCGCATATAGAACAAACGACGGACTGGTCTCCATTATGGTTTTTGGCGGATCACGACGATTCTATTGTGAAAATTCCCTCATTTCCTCAAAAAATAAATTCGACTGTCTTTGAAAAAGTCGTGTGTCCAAATATACCATTGTTTTATCCTTCATCTATAAGTAAATTATGTTCGTCTATAGAAAATATTCGTTATGTAAACTATACGATTGGTTCTTCGGGTGAGTATATATTTTCAGACGGTGGAAATACGATTAAAACCATAAATGTTTTATGTAAAGAATCGTCTCACACAATTATGTTAGAATCAACGTCACTTAAAAAAGAATCATCTTTTGCAAAGGGGCTTGAAGATATTCGACTTTATTTTAATAATGATAATAGCAATAATGACCATAATAATAATGACCATATAAAAACTGGTGGAATACGATTTATCGCCACATCGGCGGAACACATACACAGTCAACAACAAAATCAAAATATAAATCAAATGGTTGTCGGAAATTACGATATAAATTCATATCAATTTACCGATATTCAGGTAATCGCATCACCATTTAATCAAATATGTGAGAAAAATTGGGTGCCTTTACCAGATGGACGATTTATTTATTCGTGGTCACCTTATCAAATTGGACATATTATACATAATAAAATGTGTATTGATATAAAATACGATGAATACCGTCCGCCATTTCCCAATATTCGCGGTTCAACCCCGTTTATTGAGTGGTCGGATACCATGTTATTGGGAATAGTGCATTATAGTATAGAACCAACGACAACACAAAAAACAAGAGCTTATTATCATCTATTTATAGGAATTGACAAGACGAATTTTCTGCCAGTCGCACATTCCGACCCTTTTTATTTTTTTGAACATGGCATTGAATTTTGTATATCTTGTAGAAAGATAGATGACAAACACGTGCAATGTTATGTTTCTATCAATGATGCAAATCCACATACAATTACAGTCCCCGTAAAAATATTCTCTCTGTAAAAATATATTCTCTGTAAAAATATTCTCTCCCGTAAATATATTCTCTCTGTAAATATATTCTCTCAATGGACGAATCTGATTACCAAGTAACTGAATTACATGTTAATATGCCCGAATATATCATGGCATACAACCATCTTTTGGTATTCGATTGTCGTGATATGGGTTTGACGGAAATATACGATTTTGTCCCTTTAACTCTTACAACCATTATGTGCGATGGTAATTGTTTAACGGTTTTACCAAATCTCTCACATAATATACATTTGCGTCATCTGTCTTGTTGTTATAATAAAATAACCAAAATAGAATCTCTGCCATCATCGCTACAAACATTATATTGTTGCCATAATGAAATAATGACATTGCCCGAACTTTGTTTAACGTCATTATATAAATTAAATTGTGCATCAAATCAACTTACGGAATTGCCGAGTCTTCCAAATACATTACAGGAATTAACTTGTTCCGAAAATAACCTGACCAGTATAGAATATGTTCCGCCGGAATTACGTGAATTGCGCTGTTGTTATAACAAACTTACCTCTATTGGCAAACTTCCTCCCACTTTATTGGAATTGTTATGTTCTCATAATTGTTTAACGGAATTGTCTGGACTTGAAACCACTCACCTACATACTCTCTATTGTTGGGAAAATCAGCTGACGCAATTATTTCTTTCTCAAACCGCGATTTGTGTACGATGCATGAACAACCATTTGGATGATATCGGATTGTTGCCTCTCACATTAAAAGAATTAAACTGCAATGACAACGAATTGCTGTGTTTGAATGAATTGCCGGAATCGTTGCAAATATTGTTTTGTAAAAAAAATAAAATAGCATCGATTGATATATTACCGATTGGGTTGGAAGAGTTTAACTGTTCGGAAAATCCCATTTTTAATTCATATGAATTTCCACTTACATTGGCAAATAGAGAGATGTTTAATAACATACGTTATATGGAAAAAGAATGTTGCCCATTATTAAAATAAGTATCTATCGATTGGATGGAGAAAATTGATAATCATTTTTTGAAAATAAACAAACGAATAAAACAAATATGACAGACTATACCGTAACAGAATTGAATTTATCGAGACAAAACTTACAAGTTTTACCGGATTTATCTCTCTATACAAATTTACAAACATTACATTGTGAAAAGAATCAACTTATTTCTCTTGACAATCTTCCTCCCAATTTACGAGAATTACATTGTTACAACAATCAACTCACTTCTCTGGACAATCTTCCGCACAATTTACAAATATTATTTTGTCGTGAAAATAAATTAACTTTTCTCGACAATCTTCCTCCTAATCTACTGCAATTATATTGTTCACAAAATCAACTCACTTCTATTACAAATATTTCTCCCACTTTACAAGAATTAACTTGTTCACATAACCTGCTTACTTCGTTGGATAATCTTCCTCCCAATTTACAAATATTGGATTGTAGTAGTAATCAATTGACTTCTCTTGACAATCTTCCTTCCAATTTACGAGCATTATATTGTTATAATAATCAACTTACTTCTCTTGATACTCTTCCTCCCAATTTACAAAAATTATATTGTTCGTTCAATCAAATTACATCTCTTGACAATCTTCCTCCCAATTTACAAAAATTTGATTGTTCAAACAATCCAATTTATACAACATGTGAAAACATGTATGGATTTATACTTTCAATAAAAACAATTGAAAAATACAATAAAATCAAATATTTGGAAAAAGAATGTTGTCCACTATTAAAATAATTACAGATTTGTCCTTTTATTTTGTGTCCTTTTATTTTGTGTCCTTTTATTTTGTGTCCTTTTATTTTGTGTCCTTTTATTTTTGTGTTCTTTTATTTTTGTGTTCTTTTTCTTTGTGTTCTTTTTCTTTGTGTTCTTTTTCTTTGTGTTCTTTTTCTTTTTCTTTGTTTTTCCCGTCGCATTCCACCTTTTAATCCAATGCCGAATGGATGCATTTTATCATATATTTTATTGTATTTTGCGATAGGCATAAAATCAAGTTTTAAATTATATTCCCCATATATTTCATCATATATTGGCGTGTTATAACACTGTAAACTTTGTAATGTGTTGGGAAGTTTACCGATAGATGTAAGTTCATTGTTGTCAAAACATTGCAAAAATCGTAATGTTTCGGGAACTTCCAATGAACCCAAATTATTGTTCGAACATGATAATTCTAATATATGTGGCGGAAGTTGCAAATAAGTCAATTTATTATTCGCACATGATAATATTTTAAGATTTTTTGGAAGATTGTCTAACGTGGTAAGTTCATTTGTATCACAATTTAATTCATGTAGGGTTGGGTTTTCTTCCTCCCCAATAAAATGAATTTGTGTAATTTTATTATTTTCACACATCACCTTTTCTACTAAGGGGGGGATAGTCAATACATCTATTTGATTTCCTTGACAATATAATATTCGTAATGCATCTGGAATTTGTAACGTAACAATATTATTATTGCGACAATCTAATTCATGTAAATTTGCCGGAAGGTGTTCCAAAGAAGTCAATTGATTATTTGAACAATGTAATTGTTGTAAGGAAGAGGGAAGATTTTCTAAAGAAGTTAGATGGCATTGTTCGCACTCTAGAAAATGCAATTCAACAAATTTGGAGAGGTCGGGCAATACATTGTTTTCAGGAATATATCGTATATATAAATAACGAATATTTATTGGGATTTCATGTATTTCGTCTTCACTATATATTATTTTTATCGACATATATACATTATACATATTAGGTGCGAGGTAGGTGTGAGAGAAGAATGAATAAGCGAAGCAAAGAAAATTGAAAATCTTTTTTCAACAAACAAAAACAACATAATAAAACAACTAAATGACAATTCTAACTCGTATTTCTCGACGCGGATGTGGTAACGGTGAAGAATGTAACAGTAATGGTGGAGGTAACGGCGGACATACCTTTTCGCACTTGGTTGCGGGAAAACCGCGAACCGAACGAATCGACCGACGAATCACGCGAAAAAATGGGATTTATCGTAGAACAAATCTTCGATTGAATGGCAATCGACCTTATATTTCGTCATCTGAATATATGGACGGAACATATTATCAAGATAATTTATTGTGCATGACATGTAATAATTTGAAAAATCGACGTGAATTTTCAAATTATGCCGTAAAAAAATCCATTCGTAATAAAAATGGATGTAATATCCATTGTCGTTCATGTCAACCTCGTCAATATGACAATGGCTATCTTATTGATGGAACCATTGAAAAAAGTATTGACGAAAAAAGTATTGACGAACAAAGTATTGAAGATACCGACGAAGAAGATAATGATGACGAATTAGTTGATACAGATGATGAAACAGAAACAGACACATTATATGAAGTTGAGGCGATTTACGGACACACATATGATAAACATAATAAACTTACTTTTGAAGTAAAGTGGGTAGGTTATCCAAAAACAACTATGGAACCGGAAACATATTTACGTGAGGTTGATGTATTTCGTATATATGTAACGGATTATCTTATCCGTATTCGATACAAAAAGGTCTAAGGTATAATATAGACATATATTAACGGCAATATAATGGTTATTTCGGCATTACATGTTTTTCTTATTATTTTGGTTTTTTTACTGGTGATTGTATTTATTCATTCTTGGTGGTCACGAAATAAAGAGGGATTTATTGCCTTTGAAGAATCGGTGAGTTCGCTCGGAGTTGTAACGATTCCCACATATTCAACAACAACCCCAGTTCTAAAACTTTACGACAATGTATTTTTAGATGTTACTTCCATGAATTTAGTGGAAGTAAATGGACTTACCTATTCCGCAAATTCTCCTATAAATGGAAACTCAACTGTCTCAAAACTCAGTGGATTAGACGAATTAGGAGTATCCATCAATGGTATTTATGTGGTATCACCCGGTTCATGTTCTACCGTTTCTGGTTCAATTGATACACGATGTTCTGCGACTCAACAAACAACTACACAAACCACGACACCGTCATCCTCAACTTCCATGATACCGTGGTCGTATGTTACACAATCTCCATATACCGACACATATTTAGTTTTTGTAATTCCATTAAAAACATACAGCACAGGGTGTCTTGTGTATATTATGGATACAACTACCCAAACCAGCTCCACGTGTTTTTTATATGATGGAATCAATAGTTTTTCATCTGTCTTTTCTTCCTCTACAAATTTAGGGACAAGTATTGTTGTAAACGACCCTTATAACGGACAAATGGTATTAGAATCGTATTATGACCCAACCATATCTGTATATCAATTAGACCATCTGATTAAATTTGACATAACACATCAAAACCTTCTCTTGAAATCCGCCAATGGAACACAATTGACGATTATTTCATACAATAATCAATCCACGGTATCATCATCTCCCGCCACTGCAAACCAATACACTGGAAGTAACACTACATCTATTTCCACATTTGCGCCTTTTTTAACGGCAACCTCCGATAATCAATTGGTTTTATATGCAGGACTCCCGAATTCAGGTCTTACTCTTATTGCCGTATTTTATATTCAACCGGGAAGTAGCGGATATTCATTACACACATCTGTTTTATTTAGTGTTGCGGGACCTATTTTAATCAATGGATTGCCTCCGTCAACAACTACATCTATCCAAGGCGCGTCCTCGGCGTCAACAACTACAATTCCTACTACACAAACACCAGAAACACCGGCAACAACAACCTCTATTCAAAATCCTATTTCCGATTATTATAAGATGTTTTGGATGATGAATATGATGAACTCACATGGCGGAATTTCGGATGATTATATTTTAAAATCACAAATAGTTCCACCGGTAGCCACTTGTCCAAATTGTAATGGTTCAAGTTGTATAAATTGTGCGCCAACGCCAACTATCGATATTAGTAATAATTATGTATCGTCTGCTTCTTCTCCCTCTTTGTCTTCTCTCGCTTTGTCTTCTCTCTCGTCTCCCTCTCCCTCTTTGTCTTCTCTCTCCTCTTCGCCATCGTCCACATTATCTTCTCAGTCTTCTTCTTCTTTACCCCCGTCTTCGCCTTCGTCATTTCCATCATCGGCATCTATAAATCCAAATGATTATAACAATAGCTCCCAAAATATCGGTGCTTCGACAAAAAATAATAATCGCAATTCACAAGGACTTTTATTAAATGGTGTTTCTGGAGTTAGCTCTGCCATTCAAACCGTTTCAAATGATATTGGAAGTATTTTTGGACAAGGACAAAGTCAACAACAAGGACAAAAAGGACAACAAAGTTTCACAAAAGGACAAAGTCAAGGACAAGGACAACAACCACAACAACAAGGACAAAGTCAACAACAACAACCACAAGGACAAGGACAAGCATCCTACGAAAATTCATACGGAGCCCAATCAGGAAATAGTTCCTTATTTCTACCAATCACCACGGATTTTTCCAAATTTTCAAAGTAAGCGTTAAATTTTTAATACATAAATAATATACAAATATAACTGGTTTTATTTGTATGTCTTCTTTTTCTTCCTTTTCTTCTTTCGATTATACGGATATATTGGGGAGAACAGAAATATCAAATCAAATAAAAGACATTCTGCGAAACTTCTCCACAAATATTCAAAATACCCAATTCAAAAAAGGCATCTATATTTTCGGGTCGTCTGGATGTGGGAAAACGCATTTTATAACATCTATTTTAAAAGAATTGAATTATGATATTGTGTTATATAATGCGGGAGATATACGAAATAAATCGTTGATTGATACTATTACCAACAACAATATATCAAATCAAAACGTATTACACATGATGAAAAATGAAAAAAAACCATTGGCGATTGTCATGGATGAAATCGACGGAATGAACAACGGCGACAAAGGAAGTATTACTTCACTTATTAAACTTATCCGTCAAAAGAAAACAAAGAAACAGAAATTGGAGAGCAGGACAATGAATCCGATTATTTGCATTGGTAATTATTACACCGATAAAAAAATAAAAGAATTAATGAAAGTGTGTCATTTATTTGAATTAAAAACGCCAACTCCCAAACAAATAACGGGAATTTTGGAGAAAATATGTCCCACTATTACGCAAAAACATCCGTTATTAACAGGAATTCAGGGAGACCTCCGCAAATTAAATTTTTTCATGAAGGTATATGCAAAAAAACCCGAGCTTTTTTTGAAAGAAAAAGAGAGCAAAGAACAAGAACAAGAAACCAAAGAAAAAGAACAAGAAAAACTTGCATCAACATGGGACATGATATGTATGAAATCGTTTAATGATGATACGAAAAAAATTGTCCAAACACTGATCCAAACTCCGACTCCTTTGGAAAAACACAATTTCGTAATGAATGAAACCGAACGAACAACGGTAGCACTATTGTGGCATGAAAACATTGTGGACGCTTTGCCAAATACATCCATGTCGGTAATACAATTGTATTTACGTATTTTGAAAAATATATGTTTTTCCGATTATATTGACCGTATTACATTTCAATATCAGATTTGGCAATTTAATGAAATGAGCTCTCTCTTAAAAACATTTTATAGTAACAAAATGTTCCACACATACACAAACAATTCGAAAATTCGGGCAGATGGACCTATGCGTTTTACGAAAGTTCTTACCAAGTATTCGACCGAATATAACAATACGGTATTTGTGCATAATTTATGCAATAAATTGGACATGGACCGTAAAGATTTATTTTATTTATTTCAGGAAATACGATTACATTATCCAGAATCAAAAGATACATTTTTAAACAATACGGATACATTGGCGGACATTGAACGTTTATTGGATGACCCTACCATCAAAAAATTAGATATTAAGCGCATGTATCGGTATTTAGACAAAACAACGAAAAAGGTTGTGTCTGTATTTGCGGAGGAAGATGAGGATGATTTAGAGGAGGAAGAGTTGGATGACATGGACGATAGAGAGTAGTAAGTAGTAATATATCTCAGTCTTTGTATAATAATAGATGTCTGGTATGACTCCCGCTTTTGTAACTACTCGCATGAATATGCAACAAACAGTTCCAACAACACAATCAGTTCCAACAACACAAATGGAATCGACGACGACAACTCTTCCGTTACAGGGAATTTTCGGACCTTTAGGAAAACAATATTGCGCATGGTTTTATTTTTTATCCTTAATTGGATTTATTATGGTTGTATTATTGTTAGTTAGTGGATTGTATATCGGTATTTCAAAACGCAAAGGTTTAGAATACTATTATTATCTGATTATGGGTTCTGTGGCATATCTGATTGTTTACTTTCAGAATCGCCTCTTGTATAATATGTGTGCAAAAACTCTTTAAAGTGAGTGCAAAAACTCTTTAAAGTAAGTGCAAAAACTCTTTATTGTTACTTCGTTGTATGCTACTTTTAAAAAGCTACAAAAATTGTAATATAATGGCAGATATTTTATATTACAGTAATTATTGTCCTCATTCAAAAAAGATTCTTGAATTTATAAAACAATCGAATTTGATGGATAAGATGTCCTTTATTTCGTTAGACCGTCGTCAAACTCGTCCCGATACAGGACAACTGATTATTTTATTGGAGAATGGACAACAACGGCTTCTTCCTCCAAATGTGCATCATGTTCCATCTTTAGTAGAAGGTAAAAAATTTAGTGTCGTATTCGGAGATACAGAAATCATTCGGTATTTGAACACCGTATATAATTTATCGGCACCAGTTTTACCGACAGATATAAAAAACGGGTCTTCTGGCGAACCAATTGGATATATTGGAGGAGGAGGTGGAACATATACGTCATATGGAACGGGAACATTATCTGATTCGTTTCATTTGGTAAATGCAGACCATAATGTCGTTCCGATTTATACGGCACCGGAAGATTATAGGTCAAACAAGGTTTCATCGGATGTAAAAGTGGAGGTGTTGGAGAGCCAACGAACGGATGAAATAAAAAAATTGGATGCTGGGTCGATGGATGAATTGTTGAAATCAATGACGGCATCACGGGAGGCGGATATAAAATCTATACCGTTGTTACGTTAATACGTTTTTTTATTGTTATATTTCGAGGGCGTTTGCGTTTGCCTCCTGTCGACGAAAAACTATTACTACTACTGTCGTCGCTACTACTATCTTGTTTGTTGTTGGCAGCAGCCTTAAGTTGTTGAAAAGGGTTAGAATTTTCTAATTGAGTAGTTAAAGATGATGGGGTTTTTTTTTCTTTTTGTTCTTCTTCTTGATGAGATACTGGATTGATTTTAGTTGATGGAGATGCAGGTATTGTTTGAGAAGTAGTTTTACCAGGTCCAGTTATAGTATGTTGTTTGGATTTTAATTCTTGAAGTAATTGTGATGTTAATGTAGTTGTTGTTGGAGAAACAGGTGAAACAGTTGTTGTTGGAGAAATAGTTGTTGTTGGAGAAACAGTTGTTGTTGGAGAAATAGTTGCAATAGTTGGAGAAATAGTTGTTGTTGGAGATGAACCCAAGCATGTAAATATGTTTAGAATTAATGTATCCAAATTATTACTGGGATTAAAGGCAGTAATTACTTGGGAACCGGTCCAACCGGAACAGTTTATCAAAGGATACGTATCTTTTTTTACCGAAATATCATCTGGAGGTTGTTCCAATTGTGCTAAAAACCCATTACCACTAGCATCCATTAAAATAGTAAGCTTAACAACCTTTACTGTTTTTTCTGACATATATACTAAAAAAAGGTATTAATATTTTATATGGGTCTTTTCTTATGCCGTTTCAATGGGATTTTGTAAAGAAATACAAATATCAATACATGTGCTAATAATTCCTATACAGAAAATAGTTATTATAGTAACGGTAAATACAGAGACACCGTATGAAAGAACGTCGTCATCGGATTGAGGATAATAATTCATGATTTGTTTAGTTTAATACATCATGTATGTATTTTACGAATCAATTTTCTTCGACTTACATATCAAAATACTGAATATTTTTAACAATCCAGTCTCGCACGGTTTTAATCGCCCGAGTTCTATGAAAATCATCTGCCATCATTCTCTGATTTCGCGTTTTATCTTGAAACGCTACCATAAATTGTTGAATAATATTTGCCGTAATAGCCGTTGCATATTTTGTCTCCAGTTCTTGTTTTGTAAATACCGCAAAATTCTTACGTTTATTTACTGTATTATGAAATTCAAAAAACAAATCCTTCATTTGCGCCGGTGTTTGAATGGATTTAAAATTAATATTTTGTATATACGCTTGGGCGTGTTGCGCACAGGTGGGACATGGTAAATTACGGCAAATCATAAAACACATATTTAAAAATTCGTCCTTAATTTGTGTAAAATACTCCGGTTTTATTTTATGCGCCATGGTATGAAAAAAATACCACGTAGGTTCTCCCCACTTCATCGGTTTTTTTGCGGGGTCGGTAATTGGAGGCACTTGTTGCGCCTGTAATTGGGCAAGTCGCGTCTGTTGCTGGGCGAGTAAGGGAGGACGAACGGTAAAGCCAAAGGTTCGTTCATTGTTTTTATGTGAAAACACGGTGGAACTCATACTTGTTTGTAATTGTCGTTTTGAATACATATTTTATACTTTATTATGAGGAGAGAGAATTATGGAAGAGAAAGAGATTTTTCTTTTTCTTTTTCTTTATAATCGATGGTTTCTTTTACTACCGTTTCCTGATTTTCATTGATAAATGCCAATAAATCGGCGACTTTTATCTCGTCATTTTGAAAAAATTTGGGGAGAATCGTAGTGAGTAATTTTTTTGAAATGGGTTTTTTATTTGTTCGTTTTTTATATGCAATGGTCCCACCACTTCTTGTTGAAAACTCGTCAATATTATTTTGATTGACAACATCAATAATTGTTTGTGTGGCAATCGCTTGTTCGCTCTTTTTTTTTTCTAATTCAGCTTTTACTGCCTTAATTTCGAGTTTATATCGAAACCATTCCGAAACGGCTTGTTCCAATCGCGCTTTTGAATTCGCATCCATATTATGACTAAATTAATATGGATGATTTGTTTATTTTCTTTTTTTGTTTTCTTTTTTTTTATTTAAGTGTTAAATAATATCGACTTGTGTTAAAAAGTGTCTACGGCAACAAGGATTAAACAGTTTCAACTGGTCGAGAACTTGACCTTCGGCGGTTTTTTTACCAAGATTACTACGGGTAAGATATTCTACGTCGTCTTTTACAAATCCATTTTCTTGGAGTTTTTTTTGTCGAACTTCCTGTAAATAATAACGGTATTTATCTGCTAAAACAGAAGAACATGTAAAACATCGAATGGGAATAATCATTGTTTATTGTTTATTGTATTACAAGGATATTCTTTATCAATTTTACATGGAGGACTTACCTTGCTTTGGAAAAAATGGAATAAAATTAAAACCAGTAAATAAATAAATGAATGCAATAGCAATAACTATTGAAGAACAAGAAATAAAAATAAATGAAATTAGGAAATTATACGATAAGGCATATTCATGTTGGATGCCACATATAAATATATTATATCCATGTACATTTGAAGATTTTGAACAAATGAAAATAAAATTCATGCAAATAAGACCATTTTACATACATTTGGATGAAATCGGATTTTTCACAAAAAAAAAGTATTTATCGGTTCATCTGAAATCATCAAATAATGAAATATTACAACATATATTTGGCAACAATCACAACTTACACATGACCATTGCCCAAATTAAAAAATCCGATACAATTCTGTTGGATTCGTTCAAGAAATGGCTGGGTGAAGGAATAATCATATATGTCGATAAAATATCATTTTTACAAAGACACAAACAAAATAATAAAATGTTATTTTTATGCCATTTTTATTTGTGATGCGCATCTAAAATGGTCTGAAAATAAAGTATAAGTGTTTTACACATATCATAATCACACATTGAAATATGAGCAACATCACTATGAATACACAATACACTTGCAATTTGTTCATAACATGTCTGACGAGTGTTTATTTGTTGTATAATAATTTCGTTTATTAGTTGATGCACGTGCAACCGCATATTCTTACATATTTTTGACGCTGGAAACCCCAAAGGTGTTTCCGTGCGCGGATTTATTTCATGGGTGCAAAAGCATTTATCGCAAATACTTAGTAAAGTACCTGTTGAATATGTCAATAAACCAAAATCAACATTACAATGACATGTTTTATAGATAGTAAAATCGTATTTGAGTCGCATTGGCATCATATTATTTCCACATACACAAATAGTAGGGCAATTACTCATACTATTACTGTTATTATGTTGCGTTGTTATATATTTGCAATATTTGTGTTCGTGTTGTTTTGTTTTGCAGATAAATGGATCAGGCGTTTTATTGAAAATAAAACCGGCATGTTTTTTCCATATATTTTCATATTCGGACTCACCGTTATTCGATTTATACAATTCAATATATAATTTTCGGATGGAATGGACCGACGAATAGGGAGAGAACAATGAAAATAGATTTTTAAGGAAGCAAGAGAATTCAATACTATTTTTTTCACGAATTTCTGGTATATGCGCCAATACGGCATATTTTGTTTGTAAAATAAGTGTTTTATAATAATGAAGCCGTTTTTGTATTTCAGATAATGTATATGTATCTAATATACATGTAAGATATTGCATAGCAAGTATATCCAAATTATTTAAAATAATTTCTGTCATAAATTCGGGAGTGCATGCAGGTATATTTCGATACCGAAGTTTATGTAATATCAAATAATTCTTATTTTTTAATTTAATACGTCGTCCAGTGGTTGAACGAATTACCAGACCTTCAAATAAAGGTTCGGACAATACGAATGTATCGAGTATATGTTGGGCTTCACTCATATTTTGAATATTATATTTTATTGGAATGGAAACAGTATGTATTTTTGTATCTATAGAATAAATATCAAATTCGTGTTCAAATGAATTTCCATAAAATATTGCCAGTAGAAATATAGTATTGTTGGCATAATTTCGGATAACTCTATTTTTTGCACAACACATTTCAAAACATAATGTAACATTGTCGTGGAATTCAAAATCATGAAACTGAATAGTTGTATTTTCATAAAACAGTTCTTTATACGTACATGATTTATCCAATATAACATCATCCCCAAAATTGTGTAATGTAGATAAAACCCATGTATTTACATAACGAAATATAAATATAAGTGTGCCATCTTCTTTTATGGAGGCGCTTACAATTTGTTCGTTATTACCATTATAATCCATTGTATCAAATCCTTTTGACACGATACGAAATGGATAATATGTTTCAATTACCATTCCTCTACATTTCATATAAATAGTTTTATTTATTAATTTTGTTTTTGTCGTATAACTTAAAATAGCCAATGGCAATGATGTATGGTAACATACACTTAATTTATATTTATCGACAAAGTAATCAATTCCAAATAATTGTAAATCTTCCATCATTATCAATATAAAATAATAATAGCACTATCAATTTTATACCACTCATTCAAAAAAGTCAAGCAAAGTGGGGTTCGAACCCACGCGTTCTTACGAACAATTTAATTCACTAAAATCACCTTAACCACTCGGTCATCTGCCCGACAAGATTGCATATATATTTAATAAATAAATAGGACCGATTTAAAAAAGGAAATAAAAGAAAATAAAATATAAAAAAATAGTAAAAATAGATATGTTGCTGGAAGTTCGTATGAAGGAGAGTGGAAAGACAATGAAAAACATGGATATGGAAAAACAATTGAAGAAGGTTACTGGGAAAATGGAAGATTTGTCGAAAATGTTTCATCAACACCTTTTATAAAATAATTGTCTTTATTCACATTTTACTTCATCTTCATTACTTCAATAAAGGACAACATTCTTTTTCCAATCGTTTGATTTCATTGTATTTTTTAATTTTTTCTATCGATGGATATCCGTGTGTTTCATTACATATTGTGTAAATTGGATTTCGAAAACAATTAAATTCTTGTAAGTTGGGAGGAAGATTATCCAAAGAAGTTAGTTGATTGTTTGAACACCATACCAGTTGTAACTTGGAAGGAAGATTATCCAAAGAAGTTAGTTGATTATCTGAACAATATAATTTTCGTAAATTGGGAGGAAGATTTTCGAGAGTTGTGAGTTGATTATTAGAACACTGTAATATTTGTAGATTGGGAGGAAGATTTTTGAGAGATGTGAGGTTATTATCTCCACAATATAATTTTTGTAAAGTGGGAGGAAGATTTTCGAGAGATGTGAGTTGATTATTATAACACCATACTATTTGTAAATTTGTGTATAGAGATAAATCCGGTAAAACAGTCAAGTTTTGTCCAGATAAATTCAATTCAGTAATACGCCCGTAATATAACCCAATTATATATCTGTACATTTTGTTTGTTTTATTTATTGTTAAAAAATATAAAATAAAGTTTTTCAATTTTCTTCTAAGATTTACTTCATCTTCATTACTTCAATAAAGGGCAACATTCTTTTTCCAATCGTTTGATTTCATTGTATTGTTCAATTGTTTTTTCGGAAAGTGTAAATCCATATAGTTCTTTACATGTTGTATAAATCGTATTCTTTTCACAATCTAAGTATTGTAAAGTGGGTGGGAGGTTGTCAAGAGAAGTTAGTTGATTATTATCACAATATAATCTTTGTAAATTGGGAGGAAGATTATCCAAAGAAGTTAGTTGATTGTCTGAACACCATACTATTTGTAAAGTGGAAGGAAGATTATCCAAAGAAGTTAGTTGATTATCTGAACAATATAATTCTTGTAAATTCGGGGAAAGATTGTTGAGAGATGTGAGGTTATTACGTGAACAATGTAATATTTGTAAAGTGGAAGGAAGATTATCCAAAGAAGTTAGTTGATTATCTGAACAATATAATTCTTGTAAATTCGGGGAAAGATTGTTGAGAGATGTGAGGTTATTACGTGAACAATGTAATATTTGTAAAGTGGAAGGAAGATTGTTTAGAGAAGTCAGTTGATTATGGTTACAACGTAATATTTGTAGATTGGGAGGAAGATTTTTGAGAGATGTGAGGTTATTATCTCCACAATATAATTTTTGTAAAGTGGGAGGAAGATTGTTTAGAGAAGTCAGTTGATTATTATGACAATATAATCTTTGTAAATTTGTGTATAGAGATAAATCCGGTAAAACAGTCAAGTTTCGTCCGGATAAATTCAATTCAGTAATACGTTCATAATATAACCCAATTATATATCTGTACATTTTGTTTGTTTTATTTATTGTTAAAAAATATATAAAACAAAATTTTTCAATTTTCTTCGAAGATTTACTTCATCTTCATTACTTCAATAAAGGGCAACATTCTTTTTCCAATTGTTTGATTTCATTGTATTTTTTAAAATTTTCTATCGATTGATATACATACAGTTTCTCACATATTGGATTCTTTTCACAATGTCTGAACACCATACTATTTGTAAAGTGGAAGGAAGATGGTCAAGAGAAGTGATTTTATTATTCCAACAATATAATTCTTGTAAGTTGGGAGGAAGATTGTCGATAGAAGTTAGTTGATTGTTTGAACACCATAATGTTTGTAGAGTAGGAGGAAGATTGTCGAGAGAAGTCAGTTGATTCTCATAACAATATAATCCTTGTAAATTGGGAGGAAGATTTTCGAGAGAAGTTAGTTGATTATTACAACAACGTAATATTTGTAAATTTGTGTAGAGAGATAAATCCGGTAAAACAGTCAAGTTTTGTCCAGATAAATTCAATTCAGTAATACGCCCGTAATATAACCCAATTATATATCTGTACATATTTGTCGTCTTTGTTTTATTTTTTGTTAAAAAATATAAAATAAAGTTTTTCAATTTTCTTCGAAGATTTACTTCATCTTCATTACTTCAATAAAGGACAACATTCTTTTTCTATTCGTTTGATTTCATTGTATTTTTTAAAATTTTCTATCGATGGATATACATACAGTTTCTCACATATTGGATTCTTTTCACAATGTAATATTTGTAAAGTGGAAGGAAGATTATCCAAAGAAGTTAGTTGATTGTTTGAACACCATACTATTTGTAACTTGGAAGGAAGATTATCCAAAGAAGTTAGTTGATTGTCTGAACACCATACTATTTGTAAAGTGGAAGGAAGATTATCCAAAGAAGTTAGTTGATTATCTGAACAATATAATTCTTGTAAATTTGGAGGAAGATTGTTGAGAGATGTGAGGTTATTACGTGAACAATGTAATATTCGTAGATTTGGAGGAAGATTGTTTAGAGAAGTCAGTTGATTATTATAACAATATAATGTTTGTAGAGTAGGAGGAAGATTATCAAGAGAAGTGATTTTATTATTCCAACAATATAATATTTGTAAATTGGGAGGAAGATTGTTTAGAGAAGTCAGTTGATTATTATAACAATATAATCTTTGTAAATTTGTGTATAGAGATAAATCCGGTAAAACAGTCAAGTTTCGTCCGGATAAATTCAATTCAGTAATACGCCCGTAATATAACCCAATTATATATCTGTACATTTTGTTTGTTTTATTTATTGTTAAAAAATATAAAACAAAGTTTTTCAATTTTCTTCGAAGATTTACTTCATCTTCATTACTTCAATAAAGGGCAACATTCTTTTTCCAATTGTTTGATTTCATTGTATTTTTTAAATTTTTCTATCGATGGATATCCGTATGTTTCATTACATATTGTGTAAATTGGATTTGGAAAACAATTAAATATTCGTAAGTTGGGAGGAAGATTATCCAAAGAAGTTAGTTGATTGTCTGAACACCATACTATTTGTAAAGTGGAAGGAAGATGGTCAAGAGAAGTGATTTTATTATTCCAACAATATAATTCTTGTAAGTTGGGAGGAAGATTGTCGATAGAAGTTAGTTGATTGTTTGAACACCATAATGTTTGTAGAGTAGGAGGAAGATTGTCGAGAGAAGTCAGTTGATTCTCATAACAATATAATCCTTGTAAATTGGGAGGAAGATTTTCGAGAGAAGTTAGTTGATTATTACAACAACGTAATATTTGTAAATTTGTGTAGAGAGATAAATCCGGTAAAACAGTCAAGTTTTGTCCAGATAAATTCAATTCAGTAATACGCCCGTAATATAACCCAATTATATATCTGTACATTTTGTTTGTTTTATTATTGTTAAAAAATATATAAAACAAAATTTTTCAATTTTCTTCGAAGATTTACTTCATCTTCATTACTTATGGCAACATTCTTTTTCCAATGTTTAATTAGATTGATACCCATACACTTTTACACATTCTATAAAAATCGGATTATTTAGACACGTAATATTTGTAAATTAGGAGGATTGTCGATAGAAGTAATTTTATTCTCTTCACAATACAATTTTTGTAAATTGGGAGGAAGATTGTCAAGAGATGTTAGTTTATTTACGCAACAATACAATTCTTGTAGATTGGGTGGAAGATGGTCAAGAGAAGTCAGTCGATTATGGTCACACCATAATATTTGTAAATTGGGTGGAAGATGGTCAAGAGAAGTGAGTTGATTGTGTTGACAATTTACTATTTGTACATTTGGAATAATATCATCAAGATGATTGTTTTGACAACATAATTTTTGTAAAGTATGCGGAAGATTGTCAAGAGATGTCAAATTATTACGTGAACAATCTAATTTTTGTAAAGTATGCGGAAGATGGTCAAGAGATGTTAGTCTATTCATGAAACAATCTAATTCTTGTAGATTGGGCGGAAGATGGTCAAGAGAAGTTAGTTTATTTTTGGAACAATTTACTATTTGTAAATTGGGAGGAAGATGGTCAAGAGAAGTCAAATGATTATGGGAACAATTTACTATTTGTAGATTGGGAGGAAGATGGTCAAGAGAAGTTAGTTTATTTTTGGAACAATTTACTATTTGTAAAGTATGCGGAAGATTGTCAAGAGAAGTCAAATGATTATAAAAACAATTTACTATTTGTAGATTGGGAGGAAGATAGTTAAGAGAAGTGAGTTGATTAAATGAACAATTTAATTCTTGTAGATTGGGAGGAAGATTGTTAAGCGAAGTAAGTTGACAGTTTACACAATGTAATATTTGTAAATTTGTATGCAAAGATAAATCCGGTAAAACAGTTAAGTTTTGTCCCGATAAATTCAATTCAGTTATATTTGACATTTATTGTTTTGTTTGTTTGTATTTATATTTATTTATAAAAAGATTACAGTAAAAATAACATGTCTGTGTGGTGCATTTCACTATTATTTGGTTGTTTATAGATTGCAATTTTACCTGCATCTACCAAACTTGGGTGTACATACCAGTCTTCAAATTGTCTCCAATCTCCATCAAAAAACACACATACATCACTATACATCCGTATATATCCACGTTTTTCAAAAATAGCACGGGATTGTGCTCGAGTGTCAAAATAATCTCCCGTATAAATATCATGTTCAAATGTTACGGTAGCAAATGTATAATCGTCGAAACAAGTCCTATCCAATAATTCCAATGTATTTAATGTCGAACGATTATTCACATCTAAATCCAACTGTAAATACCCTATATTTTTTGACGTGAATTTCGAAACAAACATGTTGCGATAGGGAGCGGTTTGTGCGTCTCCAATATAATAGGTTGTTTTCGGGGACCGTAATTCTTTATACAATGGTTCAAATGAAGCGTCGTATTCTACCATAATTCCAGACCAACCATAGTTCGATTCTAATGAATAGGTATTGTTTGTTATTATCGGATGATTCGACCCAATTTCTACAAATGTTTGTAACGGAGAAAACGTATGCACAAATATATCCTGACTGGCTTGCGACGATGATTGAAACATAATAAAGATAATGTGTCTTTATTATATGCATATTTTTATTTTTACGTAAATTTTGTTTCAAAAGCGGTAAATAAACAACCTTCTTTTTGAAGATTTGGAATATCAAACACCACATTCGGATTTTGTTGAAGACAATCGGGAAACCATATTTTTATGATACAAAAGTTTTTTTTGGGAGAAATACTTATTCCATTTGCCATAATATTTTCTCCACTATTATTTTTAAAAAGAGTCTCGCCAGCCAAAATATATACTAAATGTCGCCATACTAAATATACTTGTTTGTTGCTAATTTTATAAGAAAAACACCCACCATTTTTATTTTTAGGGTCTTCCCATAAAGGAGGAATATTCTTTCGCATCATGAATAACATACATGTTTTCACAATATCTTCGGGCATTGTTTCATTAATGGCAATAAGTTTTTCCGTTGTATCAATATCATCCATGATGATTTTATAACTGGGCAAATCCCATTTTTTATCATGAGGAAGATGATAAAAAAGAGACCATGCATTTTGTAGAGGTGGCGAATCATCCGCTCCATCTAAGTGTTTGGCTGACGACATTCCAGACACTTGTAGAATATATGTATATTATTCTTTATGCTGTTTACTGTTCTACTGTTCTAATAATCATATTTTTATCGGTAATTTCTACATATTGATTGGACGTTAATTCTTCTCGATTTGCGTCATCATCGATAAATATAATTTTATAATCCATATCAAAATAAAAATGGCGATAAGGCACATTATATTCTAAATAACGAAACACAAATGCCGGTGTAAATAGTGTATTTCCGGTCATGTAATAATCATCGGTCAACACAATTGGAATAGGAGATGGTTCCATTGGATGATAATATTCGGCAGAAAGAAGACGATGTGAAACCGGTGTTGTCCCTTTGTGTGTTATTTGTGATAATGGGCGACAATAACGATATTTTACTTCCCCTTTTTCTTTTGTTTCCCCTTTTTCTTTTGTTTCCCCTTTTTCTTTTGTTTCCCCTTTTTCTTTTGTTTCCCCTTTTTCTTTTGTTTCCCCTTTTTCTTTTGTTTCCCCTTTTTCTTTTGTTTCCCCTTTTTCTTTTGTT